TGGCGAAATCTTGCTATCTGCTGGCGGTGAAAAAACTGCCCAGGTTGGCGAAATCAACAATGCCACAGGTGGGGTGCAAAACGTTTCCAATAACTGCGGCCACGTGGAAAACAACACCACATTGTCGCCCAGCCAACCGGCACCGGCTGAACAATCTTTTTCCGAAGTGCTGCAAAAGTTGGTAGAAACCAACGCAAAGCTGGTTGAAACCAACGCCCAATTAGTCGCAATGTTAAATATAAATATTAACCAATAAAATATAATACAATGAACAAAAACAGTTTTGCTATTGCATTTGCCCTGGTGGGCGTTGGCGTTGCTATGTGGCTTGCCGTTGACCTTGATTGGGACTACACCATTTCCGCTATTATTGGCGGCTGTGCCGGTGCATTTGTCGGCTTCTTTGTTGCTGGGCTTCGTGCTGCGAAAGGAACTATTTTGCAACAGAATTTTCAGAAACTCGGAACGCTTACGGGGCTTTCGCTTGAAGAAATCGAAAGCAAGTGCGGTAAAAGTACGGGTTTTTCAACTTGCAACATCACTGACCGCGACAATGCCCCTGGTTATCTGTACACGTGGGCTGAAAGTAATTATCAAATTACATTGCTATTCGATGCCGAAAAAAAGTGTATTGGTGTCAATAATGAAACCGCGTTGAACAAATAAATATGCCCACAATCAACATCAGCGTTGCCCAATGGTACGGCAACACAAAATACTACGGCGTTATGCCGCGCCCGTTGTTCGCCGCGCTCGAAAATGCGTTTTTGAACGGGTCGCAAACGGTGGCGGTTGATCGCGCCGAATTTGAAACAATGCTTTCCAGCTATGCCGCGTGTCGTTAATCCACCGTCGCAAATACAGGTTGCAGTAAACCGCCGTTTCTTCGCGGCTGTCGATACCCTTGTAGCTATGGGTGCCGTGCGGTCGCTGTCGGGCTTTATAATCGATTGCGGCCTGCATCCAACCCGTTACCGTGAAATGCGCCTGGAATACGGCACCGCGCCCAGCGGCGCGTCTTCTCGGTATGTGGCTGTGGAAACGGAAGCGTTGTATCACATCTGCACCGACCACCACGTTTCAGCGGCTTGGCTGCTCACGGGGCGCGGTCGTATGTTCACCAAATCCGCCTTGCAATGAAATATTCTGTCCGTTTCGGTCTTGTGCCTGCCGATACCCGTACACACTCAATACGTGTGCGCGTCAGCTGGGGCGGCTCACGCCTCAATGTGCGGCTCGGCCTGGCTGTGGAACCGTCGAAATGGGATGCCGTCAAGGGTCGTATGAAACCAGGTGCCGTTACCGGCGGCGGCGTTGCCGGTACTATGGTGAACGCGAAACTTGGGGAAGTGGAAACCGCCGTTGGACAGGTCTTCCAGCGGTGCGAATTGCAGAACCGCGCGCCTATGCCCGAAGAAGTGCGGCAATGTATTTATGCCCTGGTGGGCAAAACAGAGTCGGGGCGTTCAACGGGTGAAGAAATGCCCGATGCCGGTACGGTGTTTCCCGTGCTGGCTGAATTTGTGGCGTATCAGTCAAAGCAAAAGGAATGGACTAAAGCATCGTTTGATAAGTTCCACGCCCTCGGCGAACACCTGCGCACGTATAGCGTAAATTTGTCATTGGGCGACTTGCACGAAGTGGGCATACAGGGCTTTATTGACAGCCTGCACCGCGAGGGGCTGCGCAACACCACCATTTACAAAACAATGTACAATCTGCGTATGTTCCTGCGCTGGTGCCACAAACGCGGCTTGCTTTCCAATACCGATTTTGAAACGTACCGCCCACGTCTGCGCGGCGGCGACGGCTCATCAAAGGAAGTTATATACCTGGAATGGGAAGAATTAATGCGGCTGTACGAATACGAATTTGCGCCCAATCACCGTGGCTTGGCTTCGGTGCGTGATGTCTTCTGCTTCCAATGCTTCACCGGCTTGCGCTATTCCGATGTGGCAAAGTTGAAAAAAAAGGAAGTGAACCTTGCCGGTGGCTACTTCACAACGGTAACGAAGAAAACCACCGACGCGCTGAAAATCGAACTAAACAAGTATTCGCGCGCCCTGCTCGAAAAGTACCAGGCGGCACCGTTCCGCAACGGTCTGGCCTTGCCGATCATAAGCAACGCCAAAATGAACGAATATTTGAAACAAATAGGGCTAATGGTGGGCATTGATGCGCCGCAACGGGTGGTGTACTTCAAGGGTGCCACACGTTACGAAGAAATACACCCGAAATGGGAACTGCTCACAACGCATTGTGGCCGCCGAACCTTTGTTGTCAATGCGCTTACGCTGGGCATACCGGCGGAAGTCATTATGTCCTGGACTGGCCACAAGGACTACAGGGCAATGCGCCCGTACATAAAAATAGTTGATACCCTCAAAGTGTCGGAAATGGAAAAGTTCAACAAATAGTTTTGCCGTGTCGGGAAAAAGTGTTTGTTTTTGCATCGTCAATAAGTGGTCAAATCCGACCCGAAATCCGACCCGAAAAGCGACCCGAAAAAAGCGAAATATCAATATGCAAATGAAATGTGCAAACACCAAAATAAACGGTGTAGCAAACTGAAAATGAATAATAAAAACACCAAAATAAAGGCTGTGAAAACAATGGCGTTAGAGCCATCTACTCCACAACCTATATTTGTAATCAATAGGTTACAAACAAAAAACCCGAAAAGCGACCCGAAAATGTAAATTCGGGTCGCTTTTCTTTGTATGGAAAAAAACAAATTAGGGTGGTGGTTATCAGTTTTTGTTTTTGCGTACCGTCAGCCAAGTGTATATGCCAGCGGCAACAAGTATTGTGAATATTACACCGGCGAACCACCAGGCAATACGGTTGGGCGGCTTGCCGGTGATGGCGGTGGCACCTACGCTGGTGCCGGTGCTGTCGGCATCGGTCGTTCTTTCCGCCGTCGTGTCTGCTTCCACAACGTCGGCGGCTTTGCTCAATGCCGTTTCCTCGGTGCGTTTCGTGCGGCTGGCCTTTATGCTTTTTAACCGCGGCAACGTAACGCTTTGTTCAAGTCCTTTTCCGTCGTTTGGCTTGGCGGCTGTGTCGTCGTTAATCATTCCGTCGATAATGTCCGCGAACCAACCCTGCGGCACGGTCATTGTGCCGCCCGTGTCAAACTCAATAATCAGCGTTGTTGTTTCGGTGCCTGCGCTGGTTGTGGAGTCCGTCTGCAAATGAATGTCGGTACGGCTTGCATTATACCGGCTTTCATCGTGTCGGCTGCGCGTAATGCGCCGCGTGTTGCAGGCTTGCAATACAACACACGCCACAATCAACATCAGCAACAAGCGAAATGGCTGTTTCATAGTCCGAGGTCTTTAAGCGTCAAAATCGGGTAGGTTACTTGCCCTTTAACTCTCTTGCGTATTTGGTGGCGGTTGTAGCCCTTGCGCTGCCAGCTTACGTGGATCCATTGCGGCAAAAGGTCGTTTGCTCCCACGTTCTCGAATATAACCTGGTCGTAATTGCCAAGCTGCACAATCAGCTTGCCAATCTCAAAGTTACCCTTTGCGCCTGCATCTACGAAAATGTCGGCGGCTTCGCCCTGCATATGCTGGCTGGTCAAGCTGCTGCCTGGAATTGATTTGTTCACGGCTGGGCATCTGTAACCGCTGCTTACGTGTATGGCTTCGCCGTACTTTTCCCGTAACGGGTCAAGCACGGCGGCAACCAGGGCAATAAGGTTGTCTTCAACTTCCCTGTTGGCACCGTTCCAAATGCGGTTCTTAATGGCGGTGTCGCTCTTGATAAGTTCCGAAATAGTAAAGTGTTTCATATAGCCTTAATGTTTAATTATCTAAATATTAAGAATAATATGCCTATCTGCGCCGCTTGTCCTATAACACCGCCAATAAACCCTGCCAGGCAATCGAGCCAATCCCAGGGCGACCAATCCCAATGGCGGAACGGCACGTGATCGCCGTTGTAATGGTGTACATCCTTAAACTCCATTCCCCCTATGCAGCCAATACCCATAAGAATTGTGCCAAACAGGGAAACAACGAATATTCCCACAAGGTGTTTCCAACGGTTGCTTTCTTTTAGCCAATCTATGTTCATTTCTTTGTTGTTTTTATTGTTAATAAAAAAGTAAGCAATAGTTTGTCATTTAGAGTGTTGTGTTTCTTTTCTTGTAACCTTTAATGTCAAATCTTGTTTTTTCTGCCACTTTTTACAAGAAAAGGTTTTTCAGTTTTTGGGCGAAAAGTATAATAACGGTGTTTCTTATTGTAGGAAACTGCAATAACGGTTAATAACCTGTCGGCGGTGTGCGGTCTTCACAGCCTCGTTTCTCGCAAATCTTCGGCATATTGGCCGCAATCTGCACTTTCAACGAGGTTATTTCTTCCTGTTGGTGGTTGTACTTGTCGCGCCACGTGCCAATGTCAATGTACCGTTCATCAACCTGTTTTGTCAGTTCCGCTATGCGCTCGTCTTTTTCCTTGTTCGCTTCTTGGCGTTCCTCGGCAAGCTCTTTCCAGCCGTCGGCAACGGCTTTCATATTTGCTATTTCAGTAGCCTTTGCCGCTGCTACTGTCTGCCTTGCTTCTGCTGCCGCCTTGTGCGCCTCTGCGTCTGCTTTTCTTCGGATCTGCGGAATGGTAATAATTGTTATCAAACCGCCGCCGGTAACAATACCTATAATAAGGTTTAGCCAATCCAATGTCATTTTTGCAAACCTTTTTTGTTGTTTATGTGAATTGGTAAGACTTGCCGATTTTCTGTATGGTGGTGTCAAGGTAAAACGGCTTGTTCTCTTTGGTCATCATTGCTTGCGCTTGGCTGGCCTGGTCAATCAGCACGTCGGAACCTGTAGAGGTAAAGCGTCGTTCTCCCTTTGGTGTGCCGTCTTCGTTCTTAACAAAATAGTCGCCGTCTGCATCGGGTACAGTGTTGAACTTGGCGAGTACAACTTGCATCAGCATACATTTACCGCCGCCATTGTCGCGCTTGAACTTCGACTGCTTCACTTTGAACTTTTCAACAACAATGCGCTTGCCAAAAAGCTCTGAAATCTCAATCCGCTGCCCAATAATGGTGTCGTCGGAAATCTGTAAATCGGCAAATCTCATAATGTGCTACTTAATTACCAGGTTTTCGAGCATTGTGTCAATGTTGGCGCGGAACTGCAAAAATGCGTTGTAGTTCGCTTTGGCTTTCGGGTCGGTTACAATCTTGGCCGCAACCGCGTCTGCCTGGTGCTTCAACGCCTCTTCGTCGTCGTGCGTGTACATTGTGTTGATGATGATGCGCTTCACCTCGCCTTTAATGTCCTTGTGGGCATCGTGGGCAAAGTGAATTTCGCTGTACTTGTAGCCAACCTGTACGGGTTCGCCGCCCTCTTCGGGCGTTTCCATTTTGGGTTCAATGTTGAAACGCACGGTTACGAAACCACACGCGCTTTCAAACTCTTTCGGTGCGCCGTTGTGCATATCGCACTCGGCGTTCTGCGGAAATCCATTTAACTGCATACTGCTTGAATTTTTAATGTTTTTATTAAGTTTCGTGAATTACAATATTTTGCCCAGCCAATCCAACCGCACAATGCTATTTTCAGCTGTACAATGTCGGTAACACCCTTTTTCTGCAACTTGGCAACGGCTCGGCATAAGTTTTTCTTTACACCCTTTCGCATCAGCGTATGTGTGTGCCAAAAGCGGTACCCCACAAAATCAATGCTTCGTGCATCTACGGGAAACACCTGGCAATTGGGCTTTATTGTCAGCTTCAAGTTGTCCCAAAGGTATGCCCGTATTTTGTGCAACAGCGCGTGGAGGTGTTCCTTGCTGTCGCTCAATATAACAATGTCGTCGGCATAACGCCAATAGAATTTAACGCCCATTGCCTCTTTCAGCCAATGGTCAAAGTAGGTCAAATAAAGGTTTGCCAGGTATTGCGAAAGATAGTTGCCAATCGGTATGCCGCAATTCTTGTAACGTATGCAGCCAGCCGGTAGGGTGTTGTGGCTGTCTATTATTTCGTCAATCAGTTTCAACAGCCTTTCGTCTTTCAGCTTGCGGCGCAATATCTTCTTCAATATTGCGTGGTCAATGCTTGGGTAAAACTTGCGAATGTCAAGTTTTAGGCAATACCGTGTTTCTTCGGGGTGTTCTGCCAGCGTCTTTTTTACCGACATTGCGCAAGAATGAATACCGCGTTTCTTAATGCAGCTGTACGTGTCGGCTGTAAACATCGGCACCCATATCTTTTCCAACACGTTCATTATGGCGTGGTGTACTATTCTGTCGGGGTAATAGGGCAACCGGCATATTAACCTTTCCTTTGGCTCGTATATGGTAAATGTCGCGTATGGTGAAGTGTGGTACTCGCACCGTTTCAACACATCGTGCAACCGCGCAATGTTTTCTTCCCTGTTTCGGTTGAAAACACGAACACCAGGTTGCGCACCTTTCGCGCGGCGCGCTTTTCGATCCGCCTCGTTCAAGTTCTCAACGCTGATCAAGTAGTCGTATATGTTGCCAATGCGTTTCATTCCTTTGCTTTTCTTTTCGGTCTTCTTCGCTTACGCTACCAAAGCCCTACTGTCAAAGTGTTTTCTTTTGCCTGCTGGGGCTGTCCCAACATCATACGGCTTTTGGCCGTTTTTGTGGCAAGGTCTACGGTTGCTTTGCAGTCTTCGCATTTCTGCCAGGACTGCACGCACATTATTTTTTCTTGAAAAGTATAGCCGAGAGCCAATATTCGCATTCGTGTTCGAGGGCGCGTTATTCGTGTTCGCGTACAGGAAACCGCAATTCGCACCATTGTTCGCATTGCCGCCGAAAAAAACCCCGTACAACCGTACAACCTTTTCGTTTACCATAATTCCTTTATCTGTTTTGCGGTGTCGTGGGGAGCGGCTTGCGCCGCACCCCGTCTTCCGCACTTCGTTCTAATTCTCATCGGTCGTGTTGCGTCAAGCGGCTGCCGGTATATAGCAAAGCCGAGAGCCAACATGCGCAGTCGTGAGCGAGGGCGCGTTAGCCGTGCTCGCGGACAGGAAACCGCAATCCGCACCATTGATCGCAAAGCCGCCGAAAAAGACCCCGTGAACTGTATTTGCTGATTGGATGCTGGTATTGTGGTAGTAGTAATCACAAAAATATGTGGTTGCACTACCGCCAAGCGTCTTGGGCATAATGTCGCCGGTGGCACCAAAGCAAATTTCTTTCACGTAGCCATTGCCCGTGCTTTCAAGCGGCAAGGCTCCTATGGGCTTGTAGGAACTGTTCAACGTGTCTGCATACTGCGTTGGGTCGTCGCTCACATACAGCATACATTGACCGTTATAGTTGCTGTCCTCGTAACGAACCAGCAAACCGTCAGTCCATTTCCAAATGTGGGCAAACGGGTTTTCAACACCTCTGTAGCTGTTCACATAAACAACCGTGTCGGCGGTGTCGTAGGTACCGGCTTTCAGCGTGTAGGCTGCTTCACCGCTGGCGTTGCCCAAAATGTTTGTCGATAACGTGGCCTGGGTGGTGCCGTCGTCATTGTCGCTGTAGCCCTTTACGGTTACGCCGCACGGCACAACGGGGTTGTAGGAACTGTAAGCACTCCATTTCGCATCTGCAAGCGTACTTACTCCGTTGCCTAATCCGCCCTGGTGGTAGCCGTCGGCGGTAAGCGTGGCGTTGAAAGCTGCCTGGCTGTTTAGGGTGGCATACTCTATCACGAACAACCACCACAAATGCTTCTGCACCTCGTAGGTGTTGCAATACCAGCCATCACCCCTGTTGTGGGCATAAGTGCGGTAGTTGGCAAGCGAAAGCGATGTGCGCGGTCTGCCAAGCATATTGGCGTGGCCAATGGTGGCCGTGCCGTTGCCGCCGATGTGGTTGCTGTCCCAATTAATCACGCTGCACAGCTTGTTGTTGTTGTCTTTGGTTGCCTCAACCGCGCCAACATACTTTTTGCGCCACAGCGTGAACCCAGGCAATGCCTGTTGGCTGATCATCACGTAAAGATAGGTGTCGTCTTCCTCAAACTTAAAATAAGTGTCGGGAATTTCAACCATAATTTGGCCGTCGGTACCGTCAAGGTTGGCGGCTGCGCCGCTGTCCTTTTTGGTGCTATCTGCATAATGCAAATAGTAGTTTACCGTGCCGTCGTCTTTAAGGATGCAGCGTTTCATTGCGCTTTGAATTGGCAAAGAAGCGTGTAGGCTTGCCGCTCCGTCGCCGTTAATGCGCGTTACTCGCTGGCTCTCGCTGCTAACGGAGCCTTTGACAATCTTCACGCCGTACCATTGGTTGTACGGGTTCTTTGGTGAAGTGTTGCCGATTCCAATCAGTAAACCCATAATTCTTAACTGTTTTTAGCACCCCCACTTCAACGAGGGGTTGGTTAATACACCGTTTTGTTTAATCTCGCGTACAATTTCGGGGTTCCAGCCTGTTTCAAATCGCGTTGCAATGTAAGTGCCTTCTTCCATATCCCATAAATTGACTTCCAGCACAACGGCTGTTTCTCCGTCGTTCTTAATGTTGAACGGCGTACCAGCCACGCTGAAATTGGCTGTTCCGAGGTTCGTAACCTCACCCATTTTTGAAATCTGCGCGGAAACCACCGCGCCCATTCTTGTAGTGTTCATTTTTTTTTAATTTTGGTGCAAAATTACATAAATACGTATTATTATAATTCGTTTCTCTCTATAAGTTATTGAATAGTTATTGACTTACGGCTTCCCAGGGCAAATCGGGTATGGTAATGGTGGCGCAAACTTGGTGTGCGCAATCCTCATAAGTTATGCCGTTCATCTTTGACTTCAATGTGTTTATGGCACTTCGTATGGCTGCAAGTCCCGTGGTTTGGTTGTTTATGTCGTTGGAAATACCGGCAACGTCTTTAACCAAACCGCTGTTCGCATCGCCAACTTTTGTTTCAAGGTCTGCGGTTTTCTTCTGTAGTCCGCTGTTGGCATCGGCACCCACCACGCTTTGTATGTCGTTTGTCTTTTTTACAAGTCCACTGTTGTTGTTTCCAACGGTCGTTTTCAAGTCGCGTGTGTCTTTCCTCAAACCGCTGTTCGCGTTGATACCTACAACGGTGTCAATGTCCCTTACTTTGCCGCTGGTGCCGTCGCTGCGTACAAATATAAAGTCCTGCGGTGTTAGCGTGACGGGGTTCATAACCACTGGGCGCGCCGTTTTGTTATCGCTTGGGTCTTCACACGCGCCCATCAGTCCTATTTCGATATACTTTGAAACATCCTGTGGCATTGTGCTTATCACCGGCATTTTGCTGTCAATGTCAAAATATATGTAATAGTCCAAAGCGGCATCAAGTGGGTTTCCCTCAATGTCGGCAATCAACACATTATCGCTAATCGGTATCGGCTCGTTTTCAATCTGCGTATTAGTGTAGGTGCCAGCGGTGATAACCACTTCCGCTCTGTCTTCACCCTCGTTGTACTGATAGAACACACGGCTTGTAATATTCTCAACGTGCCGCATAGCGTCTGCCGCCAATTTCGCACGTGTTACGGCACCGCTGTTGATCATACGCGCTATAATGGCGTCGTCGGGTATAATTACCGGTCGTAACTTATTGTTGTTGTCGATAATGTAGCCAATGCGCGTGGAATTGTTGTTGCCTGTATTGAAAGCCTCGTGTGTCATTACGGCTTGTGCGGCGGCATTTGCCGGAAATGCAACGTCGTCTAAACCGAGCCGGTGTACAATGTCGGGTATGTATCGGGTGCGCCGCCGCCAATTATACTGCGCGCGGTTTAGGTTCGTTTCGGCAATGTCAATGGTGTAGGCATACGGCCTGGTAATGTCGCGCGTGAACTTTACAATACGGAACACCTTTTGCGTGAACCCCATTGCTTCGTCAGTAACGGTTATTTCGTCGCCGATGTGGAACACGGCACCGTCTGAAACTTCCATTTCCTCTGCCAGCCTTTTGACAAACATTTGGTCAAGGTTTAACGTGTATTCAACAGCTGGTGCGCAATGCTGCTGGTACCACTCTTGGGCGGCTGTCTGTAGTTTTTCTTGCGCTCCATTCTGCCCAGTAACGTAGGCATCCGGCAACACAATGTCGGTAATAATGTATTCATCACCTACAGCAATGCGGAAAGTGTTGTTGTCGGGGCTTGGGAACGTATAGTTGTTGTCGTCTGACTTCGGGTGTATAGTAAATGTGTGCGTACTATGCTTGTAGCTTACAATGTCGAAATCGTAACCGGCCAAAGCTCCCGTGTTGAAATGTATCTGCGCTGTGGTTCCTGGTATCAGCCACTTGGTATTGCCCTGTGAGTCCGTTTCATTGAGGTTAAACATCGAACTGTCTGAAAACTTCACTTCGCTTTCAGCGTCAATGCCCGTTACGGTGCCGATACGGTTAGGGTATATGTCTTCAAACACCTTTACACGCTCAATCAGTCCGTATTTGTTCACAGCGTCGGGCTGTTGTATGTAGCTGTTGGCTTTGTTCGGGTTGTTAGTGATAGTGTTGCCTACAACCTTTCGTGCCAGGCACAGGCGCGGCGACTGCCTGTTGTTGTAATAGGCGTTTGAAATATTGTTGCTTCCGCCGTAGAAGTATATGCGTGTGCCAAAATCGGGGTCGTTCACGCCGTTGCGCTGCAACTCGTAACCACCACCGGCCTTGCCATACATAAATTCGTGGTCAATGCTGCCGCCAACTTTGGTTTTGAAGTGCAACGTGTGGCCGTTTACTGTCTTCTCGATCTCAAACTCAACTTCCCATTTGCTGCATATCTGCTGCAATACGTCAAGGCAATTAGTATCAGCGTATGAAAGCGTCTTTGTTTCGGTGTCGGCTGGCACATTGCCCAGCGACCAGCTGCCGTTACCGTACACACGTACCAGGTTGGTAACAATCAGCGTTCCGAAATCTTCCAGGTCGCCGGTGTAGGTTTCGTTAATCACGCTGAACGGCATCTGCCAAAGGGTGTTCAACAGGTAGTATTGTTCACCCTCGAAGATACAGGTGTATTGGTAACGCCGCCGACCCGTCTTTGTAAGCTTGGGCAACTCGTTAATAGTGTAGGTCTTGCCGTACACCGTTATTTTGTCGCCCAGAGCAAACGGCAACGGTGTAGTAGATAGCACGTTCACCGTTACCGTGTCACCTGCGTTCAATTCAACACTCTGCGTTGCTCCCGTAATACCCCAAACCTCGCTTCCCTTGCTTTGTAGGTCAAATGTGGTGCCGTCTCGGTGTGTTACGGTTAAAACTTGTTCCATACTATAATGCCGTCAGTTTCAAAGTCGGTTATTTCCTCAATATTGCCGCTGATAATTGCATAGTACACGCCTTTTTCTGCGTAGGTGTGTTTCAGCGCGTCGGCGGTTGCCGTGTGGTCGCCGTAAACGTTGTGCGTAAACGTGCCGTCGCCCCAGGCAATAGTTACAACATCGGGCGTGTTGATTTTGATAGTGTGTTCCTCTCCGTTGCTGTCGGCGCGGAAACGCACGACACGCTTCACGGGGTCGGGTTCGCGCACTTTCAGCGTAAACGTGGCAACAAACAAAGTGTCGTTCCACTTCTTTGAAACATTCAATGCTTCGCGCAAATACACTTCATAAACCAACGGGCGCGTGGGGTGTATATCAACCATAAGGCGTTGTGTGCCGTCGGCCTCGAATTGTGAGCAAAAGTCGTTCCATTTGTTCACAAAGTCAATCTTGCCGGTACACGGCATCCAGCATTTCAGCGTAATGTCGCGCGGCTGCAAACGCTTTTTGTCAAGGTCGACAACTTCGCCGTGGTAGCTCGGCCAATCCTGCGAAATGGGCGTTTTGAGTGCCGGTCTGTCTAACAAACCGTCGCTTTCCTGTACATATATTCCCCACGTGTCAATGAACGGCTTGCCGTTTATGGAATATATCAGCATATTGGCGGAGTTGATAGAACTTTCTATGTCTTCCTGTGTGGCTGCAACATTGTACACTTTCAGTTCGTCAAGGCACCCAAAGCCGTATTCGCTTGCGTATATGTCCTGGTTCACGGCCATACCTACCAGGTTCGATGGCAATGTAAAGGTGTCAATAAGATGCGTGTCCTTGTACACTCTCACGGTCAAACCCTCTTTCACAACCGCCCAATAAACCCAGCTGTCGGGCGAAACGGTGTAGTGCTTCTGCACGTATTGGTTTACATCGGAACCATACTGCATATACAGTCCAATGGTATTGTCGCCGCCAAGTGCCGGTTCCGCTGTCTTAATCCAGGCCATAAGGGTAAGGTTGCCGGTAAGGTCAATGTTGCCCTGGGAAATGTCGGCATAGCCGTTGCCGTTAAACTTTATTGCCTTGCCTTGTTTGCCGTCGACAAACGGGCAATTATGCACGGTGGCGTTGGTGCGGCTCTGCGAAAAATCGTATGCCGTTGTGCTGCCGTCGCTCTCATCGAACGGCAAATTCAAAAATAAATTGGTGTCTTCCATTATCGGGTGTATTTAATTGTTATCTGTTTTGGGAAATCTGGTGTGTCTATCACTTTTGCGTTGCCGTGCAAGTACACATATACCCTGGCGGTGTCAGCCGGTCGTATTCTCACGGCGGCGTTGTCGTAGGCGGAAACCAAAACAAAGGTTTTTGACTCCGCGTACACGGTTACTTCGGCATCGTGGCGTAAAAACACACGGCCGCGCTTGCCGTCGGTGTAGTGTGCTTCACCCTCTGCGTCGAGTGCCATAAACACTTTTTCCTGGTCATTAAAACCAACGTTCTTTGCGCCCACCGCCGCCCAATCGTTGTAAAACCCCGTGAAGTGTTCACGCAACACCTCTTCGGGTGGGTTGTCGTGTTCTATGTGCCAGCCTATGTGGTCGTGGTACTGCTTCAACACTGTGTCGAGGTCTTCGGCGTGGCGTATAATGTCCTTGCCAGCGTCGCACAGTCCTTTCTGCTTCGCTGCTTTCAAAAGCTGCTTTCTCAATGTCCTGTTCATAATTCGTAGTCGTTTGTTATACCGTATGCCCTGTTTCCCGCATTTTCAACGTTGACCTGCGGAGTGATTGTCGTGGTCATTCCCATATTGCGGTATATAGAATTAAGCAATTCAACTGCCTGTGCCGCCCGTGCGTCAATGCTGGCTATTCGTGCAAGCTGGCTGCGCAACACGTCAAGCTGGCTTTGCTCGATAATGCGCGTTGCGTTGGTGTAGCCTGCCAACAGGTCTATGCTCTCCTGGCTGGCTCCCTTTATTGCACCGCTCAATGTGTTGCTGTCTAATTCATCGTCGCCCCACATTTCCTGCCACGCCTGCATAGCGTCTTTGAACTCCTGTGTTTTCTCCAGCATACTTGCGCGTAGTGCGTCGGCTTCGTCTTCGGTCAATCCGTCTTCCATTGCCGCTTGAAACTCCTTGTACCACTCTTCAATTTGCGGCATAAGGTAATCGGTTTTGATAAGGTTCAGTGCTGCATTTTTAAGAATTCGGTTGACCACTTTATTTATCTCCTTGTCTAATTCCGCGCCACGCAACCCATCGGCAAAGGTGTTTACCAGGGCATCGGATATCTGCTGGCCTATTTCGGGAATGGTAATTTGAGTTATGTCTTCCGCCAAATCGTCCAATGCCTGGTTTAGTTGTTCTTCAAGGTCCTTAATATGCTGCAACTGTGCGCTGTAATCGTCTTCCGTATAGTCAGACGAGCTGCCGTCAATGTCTTTTCTTATTGCTTCAAGTTTCTTATTCTCTTCCGCTATCTCATCCCGTAACTTGTCAATTATTCCTTTCTGCAAGTCGTAACGACCGCTGTCGTATGTGCGTTTCAGCGTATTGCGCAAATTCTTTAATGAATTTTCCAGCTCGTTTATTTTTTCTTCCGACTCCTTTATTGCATCGGCGTTCTCTCGGTTTGCGTCGTTCCATAACTTAACTGCACCGGCAATCAGCTTAACGCCGCTTACAACGGCATTGCCCCAATTCTGAGTTGCGATATCTACTGCCAGCTGTGCGGCACTACCGGCAACCTCGCCAATGTCCGACAATATCTGTTGCGATATCTCGTCACCGGCGGCACCCATTTGTTTCAACAGGTTCACAACTTCGCTGTAGGTTTTTACAACGGTGCTGCCGTATTTCTCCGCAATCACCATTGTTTGTTTCAACGCCTCGCCTATGTTGCCATTTTGCAGCTCCGAAATAATACTTTTTATGGTGGTCTGCTGTTCCCGTGTTTCCTTTTTCAGCTTTTTCAGCTTTTCCAAAAGCTCTTCAAACTTTTTCGGATCCACATCAACAGGCAATTCGGCTTTCTTCTTTTCAACGGCTGCTATTATTTCGTCTATCTTTTTAACCGTTAAGGTGCCTGCGTCGTCAAGCATTTTTCCCACAATCTCTTCACCCAAAAACTCTGTCAATGATTTGGAAAGGTCTTTTTCAATGCCTTTCAAGGCTCGTTCTATGGCTTCCTGTTCTTTCTTTATCTGCTCAATACGCGCTTCGTCGCCTGCGGCAAGGGCGTTTGTCATTTCTTCTTCAAGTTGATGGCTTCTGTCTTTCAACGCCCTCTTTTTCTCTTCGTGTTCTTTCGTGATAGCCGTCATTTTTTCTTCGGCTGTGCGGTATTGCTTTACAAGTTCGTCGGCTGCCTGTGCGTCGCGTGTGTTTTGCTGTTGTCGCAAAATATTCATTTGTTTTTTTATCAAATCTTTTTGCGACGGGTCGGTTTCTTTGTCGTACTTTTCTTGCAGCTCTGCCATTTTCTGCTGATACTGTTCAAACGCGGTCAAACGGCTTTCCAGGTAGTCGTAGTATTCCTGTTGCGCGGCGCGGTATTGGTTTTCTATTTCCTTGTAAAGTTGTTTTCGTTGATTATCAAGCGACTTACTTTTTTCATCATTTTGTATTTTATTGTATTTCTTCCAAAATTGAACAATATTATAATATTCTTCGTGCAATTCGTGGAGACGTTGTCCGCCTAAATCTGCGCCCTCAACGCCCACCTTTATTACAAGCCCTTTTGTATCAGCTTTTAATATATCTTCTGCTCCCTCTAATGAATTATAAATATAATCTTCAAGTTCATTTTGCGAAAGCACAGTTCCATCCGGCAAAATTGGCGTAACAAGTATTTCGTGTATGTCGCCTTTTTGGTCTTTAATTCCATACTGACTACTATATAAAGTAGCTATTTGTCCTGCGGCTTCCTTTTCACTCATCCAGCCTTTTTTTGCCAATTCAATCGCATCAATTATTTTTCTGTGCAATAAATCAACGTTCCCGTTGAAATCACGCATCATTTCTTCCGACAGTTGTTCTGCTTTCTTCTTATCATCTTCATCAAATATTTCAACATCTTCTTTTTGTAATTTCTCCCGTTTTTTCTCAATAATAGACAACTTGTCTAATAGTGAGTTTGCTCCATTAAGTTGCTCTTCAAGTTGGTTGTTGAAGTTTTCAATGATAGTTTCTTTCGTTTCCTCTGCAATGGCGTTGTTAATGGTGGCAAGTTGATCACGTTGTTTCTTTGTGCCTTTGCCTACCATTTCCGACATCAGTTTTTCGCGCTGATTCTTCAAGTATTCAAGGTATGTGCCGCCCTGCTGCAACAGTTGTTGGAACTGCGTTGCTGCCGTCTGCTGCAATATTTCGTCGGTGCTGTTGCGCCACTTGGCATATTGCTGGTACTGCGCTTTCTGCTTATCTAATTTCTCTTTGAACGGGTCTTTTGCGGTTCCGCCACTTGCTCTTCTTTTGTTTGCACCGGTTATGCCGTCAAGGGTCTTTTGCAACTTTTCAATTTCTTTCTCTGCCGCTGCATAGTCTTTTGGGTTCGTTAGCTCTTTCAAAGCTGCTTTTTTCGCTGCAATCAACTGTTCATAATGTCCGACCATTCCCTCTTTGTAACCGTTGGCGGCTTCCAACCCTGCTTCTTCTATGGCTTTATCGCCTGCGGCTTGTGCTTCTGCCGCTCTCTCATATAATTCTTCGGCTTGTGCTACTAATTCGTCAATTTCCTTTTGCCGCCTGTTTGCCTTGCGCTTTTTGCCGCGTGATTGGTAATCTTCTTTTTCCAGCTGCAATTCAAGTATTTCTTTTTGCAATTCTGCGGCCTTGTTTGTAGCGGCAAGTGCTTTGGCTTTAGCCATCTGTGCGGCAATAAATTTGTCTTTGAATTTTACCAGGGCTTTTTCTGCATCTTCAACACTCTTTACGCTTATTCCTAATTCCTCAAATTTCGCCTTGTTTTCCTCAACAAACTTTTGCTTGGCTTTCATATCGTTGCCGAGGCTGCCCCATTTGTCTGCCAGGCTCTCAATCTTGGCTACCGGCTCGGCGGCACCCTCGGAAACTGCCTTGTAGTATTCTTCCTGTTCTTTCTTGGCCTCGCGGCTTTTCTTTGTTAGTGCATTAAACGCCGCTGCAATTCCAGCTATGACACCAGCAATAACAGCAAGCGGCAAGATTGATTTCAAAGCTGCCCCAACTGCTTTAATTGCGCCTGCCAGCCCTGCGGTTGCTTTCGTTAAAACTCTTGTGGCAACAGCACTAAAACCTTTTGCAGCCGTGTTGTTGTTAATTTGTTTTGTTTCGGCACCCTCAGCTATAATGTTTTTTTTGGTGCTTTCTGTGCTGGCCTCTTCAGCTGCTTTCTGCCCTTCAGTTGCTATTGTATTGGCTCCTTTGGCGACAGTGTTTAATTCTTCTGTCGCATTTTCGTTTGCTTTAGCTGAAATATTTTGTTGTACGGCTTCTGTTGCTTTTTCTTGGGCATTGGTGGCGTTGGCTATTATATCAGCATTTTCTTCTAACGCATCATTAATTTCTTCAGATGTTTCAATGGCTTCTTTGCCTGCTTGTATTTCTTCTTTGGCTATTTTGATAGTTTCTGTTATCCTCTCGGATACTTTGGTGTATGTTTCGGCGTATGCTTCCCGTATCTTGTTTAGGAATGTAAGTGATGCTGCACTGTCTTTGTTCAAGGCATTTGCCATTTGCTGCAAACCCATAGTGACAGCCATAACACTTTGCACCTTTACCATTATTTTTTGCAAGTCTTCGTTTTCATCTGCAAGCAATCCGGCTGCACCCTGGGCGGCACTCATAGCACCAGCCACACCACTAACGGCTGAAATAACACCCTGTAAACCGGAATTGTCGTTTGAAAAATATTGCATCTGCTGATTAGCATCATCAATGGCATCCGAAAGTTTACCAGCCTCAATTTGTAGTTTCTTGTATTCATCCGTTGCGCGTAATGCGTACACTGCCATTTTGCCGCCTGTTTGTTCCGCTTGAACCTCTTGCGCGGCCATTTCCTCACGCAAATTTCGTAGTTGTGAACGAAAAGACTCCAGGCGTGATGTGCTTTTTTGTACTTTCTCCACAAGTCCATTGTAACCATCTTCCGCCCTGGTTAGTATTTCGTGTTGCTCTTGGAGTACTTTGCCCTGTTCTTTTAGCTTCTCTATTATATTTCCGAGGGCTTTCTGCTTTGTAAATAACGCATCACTTTCTTTTATGCTTTCTGTGGTGCCTTTTGCCGCTGCTTTTGCAGCTTGTTCCCCATATTCACGATATGCTTTTTCGCATCCCTCAATTAAAAATTCTTGTTTGTATGTGGCTACGGATAACATACTCCAAGCCTGTTCAATCTTGGCGGCGGCGGCTTGCATTGCATCGCCCATTTCGGCACTTCCCGACTTTGCTTTATCGGAAAAGTTCTTAATACTGTTTTCTGTTTCTGCCAAAGCCTTGTTTATGCCGTCGGTTTTGCCCAATATCTCGAAATTAAGCGTACCAATATTCATTGCTATATCATTGCGTTAATTTGTGCCATTATGTCGTCTGCGTTTTCCGATGTAATTGCCTGGTGTATCACTTTGCCTTTGTCGGTTGCTTCGCTCTCATAGTGCGGCAAATCAACCATTATCTTGTGCAAGGTTGCCCACGGCACACGGTGGTTTACTTCCCACCACGACCAGCCAAAGTGCTTGCAAATGGCACCGCGCCGCCCGTAGGGTGAAGCCATCCCCGTTACTCTACCCGATTCTTCCTCGGACTGGTCGTGCTTTCCGTTTCTGCCGCCATCAATCGAATAGAGTTCATAAAATCCGCAAGGTTACACACCGCCAAACACGCTTCGCAAAGCGAAAACAGGCGCGCAGGCTTTATGTGGTGAAACATTATGTCTTCCAGCTCTCGCAAGCCTGCTTCGTCGCGCTTGTATCTGCCGTTTTCAAATATGTAATAGTCTTCGCCCATTACCATTATGGCAATCAGTTTGGCCATATTCTGCGCCTCTACAACGGTGCTTTTGGCTGCTTCCAGCAATGCCGCGTCTTCCGCCTCTTTCACTCGGTCTGCGTACTGCTGGAAATGCACCATATAGGGTGCTATGCGGTCAAGCGTGTTCAAGGTCGGCTGTAATACATCGTACTGCAACGTTTCTTCTTCAACCTTGCCTTTGCCAAAGAAACGGCGCAAGCCTTTCTTGTTCCGGCGCACCTTGCGCGTAACGGTGAAATGAAACCCTGTGTCGCATAAGCGGTGCAATTCTCGTTCCTGGAGTTCGTGTGTATCTTCCATTTCGTTTTGTTAAAAAAGCCCCACCGCCGAGGGTGGCAATGGGGCTGCGTACTGAAAAATGAAAAACCCTTTTTAAGAAGTGGCGAGCTTCTTCAAAATAAGTTTCTTTGCGGCACTTGAACCCGTCGGGGTCATTGCCGTTGCTACCACGTGAACCAGCGTAAGTTCGCTGGTGGTGAAGTTGCCGTTGATGGTGGCTGCAATGCTGGCACGGGGAATGTCGAAAGCGAAACCCTGCTTCGGGGTAACGCGGATTGCCAATTCGATGTTCGGCACAGTGCTGGGTGCTTCCCATTTGTCGTTGTCGGGGAGGCTTTCGTTGCTTTTGCTTGCGGTTCCGCCCATAAGCGTAACAAGCGTTTCGGGTGCCGGATCCATAAGGTCAAACTCCAGCGTGATTGCACCGGCTTTCTGCGAAATAAGCACGGGGTCGTCTACCTCTTCGGCAAAAAACTCTGTCTTTTCCGGCGTTTCCATTGTCAGCGTTGCGCTGTTTTGGTTGGTGTAACCCAGCTGGGTAAGGTCGTTGTCATCGGCCATTGCTCCCGAAGATGGAACGGCGGCGGTCTTAATGCTCGAAAGTCCGAGCGTGAATACTTTAACCATTGTTTTACGTTTTTAAGTTATCAATTACAATTAATCCAATCAACCCGTATATTGTTGTAGTGTTCGGCGTGTGTGCTTTCTGTCATTGAGTTTTCTTGGGGTTCTTTCCAATCAACGCCAACAATAACTTTGTTTTCCAAAATGGAAAGTACAAGGTTGGTGAGTTGGCTCATACGCTCCTGGTCGGGTTGGTACTGCTGCACACCGTCTATGGTGTGTTTGTTGTCCGGCACGTGAATATTTATATTGGTGTACCCCTCTTGGGGGCGGCGGTGGTTCACCCACGGCGTGTTCACAACAATACATTCTTCCGTTTCCTTGCCGTCGCTCCGCTTGCCGTTATAGATACGGCCTTTCAGCGCGGTTGTCAGCGCGGAATTTTCGCCCAGCATTTGCACAAACATATCGGTTGCCTCTTCTTTGTTCATCGTTCAAAACATTAAATCCACAACCGGCAATGCAGCCGACCGTTGTCAAATTTCTTGCATACACCCTTTGCCACTACCTCGCCGCTGTTCAACCCCTCTGCAATGTAGGCATCCGTAATGGCTTGCGGCTGGGTTCTTGTTACAATCACCGTGCAACCCTCGTTTACCCTTGTGGTGCCTGTCGGCAACTGTATAAGGGAAGAGAAAACGAGTACTTGCCCGTCGGCGGTCGTAACGGTGTTGCCCTTTCCGTTGGTTTCCTCTCTGCACATACCCACGTACTGCCAGCCGTCGGCACTCTGTTGGGGTCTTTCCCAATGGCCGCTGCTGTCCTGTGTGCTTGCGCCGCTTTGGGCAAACATATACAGGTGTTGTGGGTATTGCGCGAGATTTACCATATATCTGAATGTCCTTTTACTTTGGGTTTGCGCTCTAATACGTTCTCAATGCCCAGCTCTTTGCACATAGCATTGTACCATATCTTAACGGCTTCCATATTCCACGTAATCGAATAGCCGCCCTCGCTCACGTTTGCCATAGGCAATATGGCGGCAAACTCATTGCATAGCGCAAGTTTAGCCGTGCGCACATCTACGGTTGCGTTGGGGTTGGGAATAAGGGCGGCTTGGTTGGTCAGTATCAACTCCACATCGTCAGCGTTCATATTGACACGTGCGCCCGTCTTTGTCAGCCATTCGATATATGTCATTGTGTAATACGGTTTGAATGAACGGGGCGGCACGGTGTCCGCCCCGTCTTGGTTGGTGTGTTACTTGTTCCAGGTGTTGTTTGCAACATCCATAAGGAAACAGCGCGAGGAGTTAGTCCAGGCAGGGAACACGTTGGCAAAGCCAATGGTGTGTTCGCCAAACGGGTCTTCGGTGCTGAACTTCTTTATGCAAGTGTAGCCATTCTGCACCTTGTAAACAGCGGCGTTTTTGCTGCGCATTTCCGCCGGTGTCTTGTAGTAGGTGTTTCCCAGGGTCGGGGTTTCACTGAACAGCACGACGTTGTCCTCAAACGGGTTGCCCGTAGTAAAGGTTTCTTCCGCGCTCTCAATGGTAATGTCCTGGTCAATGATGCCGATCTGCAAACCGTACAGGTAAGGCAGCTTGGCAAGTGTGGCGTTCACCTGTTCCACGCTGGGGCTGGTGGTGATGTTCAACGCAACGGAAAGGTAGTTGGCGCACAACTCTTTCACCTCTTTGGTTTCCGCAAATCTGTTGAACGTGTCAAGGTTCATAAAGGCGTAACGGAGGTAAATGCCGTTGGCACGTGCGCTGCGCACAATGCTCTTGAAGTCCACCGAAATAGGCTTGGCGGAAGTGGTGTTGTTCCACGCTGCGCTGCCGGTTTGGTAGCCTTGCAGGTTGTTGGTGTCCAGCTCGTCGAGCTTGTAGTCCACGTTGTACTCGGTAACAATGCCCACGTTGTTCTCCGCGGTGAAACCAACCTTGCCAAGCGAAATGCTCTTGAGGGCAATCCACTCAACGCGGTTAGCAATGCCGTTCCAGCAAAAGCGCATATCTTCTGCCCAAGCCTCAACAAGTGCGGTTTGGTCGGGGTTGCCTTTTGCAAGGTACAGGGCAATGTCGTACTGCTCGTATTCCTCTTCATCCCAGGAACGGGCAATAAGAAGTTTGGGAATGTCGCCCGAAATGCGCTGCAACGGCTCACGGGTGCGGCGACGTGCGCTGGCACCACGTGCCACTACGTCGGCGGCAACCCTCAAACCCGTCTGCATTTCGAGGGCTTTCCATTCCAGGGTGCCGTTCTGCTTAATGGGGAAAAGCGTGTTGTGGTAAAAGGGCTTAAGATCGAAAGAATGGATAACGGCATCCATATCTTTTTCAGTCAGCCCAACCATTAAAGATTTCTGCATAGTCTTGTTCCTCCTTTACTTTAGATTAACACAATGCCTTTCAGTTCGGCCTCAATCACGCTGCCCAGGGTGGGGGCGTTTGCAGCTCTCATCTGTCCGATGGTTATAGCGTTTGCCGGTCGGTTCTGCAACGCCTCAACGTCGTAGCTCTCGCCCAGCAATGCAATGGGGGCGTACTTGAAAGCACCAGCACTTGCGCCGGTGGTGTTACCCTGCATAATCACGGTACCCGTGGAAAGGGCAACGCCCAGGGTGGTGCCAATGGTTATGTCTTCAAGGGTAGCGTCGCCGCTGTTGGTGGCAATGCCGGTAATGGCGTAGCACTTGCCGCCTTTCACGGCAAACACGTTGTCGCCAACCTTGAAATTGTGGCCTTTCTTCACGGTGAGGGTGGTTGCCGTATTGCCAGCATCGGCGGCAAGCACGGCGGTCTTCACAATGTGGAAAAGTCCGTTGCTGTCCTTGCCGACAGGTGTACCCTCTTGAACGTAGGTTTGCACGAAGTCAGCGGTGGCAACGTTTACGCCGTTGGGAATGTCAGCCAACTTGTGCGTAAATGCGCGAATAACGCGCTTCTCTTTTTTTCTCTGCGTGTAAATTGACATAGTTTTTTACTTTTTGAAAGGGTCAATGCCGCCCAGGTTGTTGCCGCCCGTTTCGGTCTTTGCTTTGACGTAGTTTTCCACAGCTGTAGAAACGCCGTCTTTGTTGGTTCCGCCCGTATAGGGCTTTTCACCACGTAGGGAACGGTCGGCCAAATCCTGCATAAATGCGGCGTGATTTGTTTTGGTTTGTTCGGCGAAAGTGTCAAATTCGGCATCGTCTTTGAATTGGCGACCCTCGAAACCGGCCATTACGGTTTTTCTGTACGATTCGGGGGTGTCCTTTGCAAACAACGCTTCAATGCGCTCACGTCGGTTTTTGGCAACCTCGGAGGCCTGCATCGTCGCCACACTATTTTGCAAGCCCTGTGTGGCTTTGCTGACGGCTTCCTCAACAATTTTTTGAATGTCCTGGGCTGTGAAAGTTCCGCCCTGTCCCTGCTGGCTCTGTTGCTGCTGCTGTTGCTGCTGCTGTTGGCCTTTCTCGGTAAGGTCGTACTTGTCGCGTATGCTCTTTTCGCGCGTCTGCGCTGCCGCGCTGTTTTCCGCATCCGCTACCCTGCGCCATTCTTTAATGTAGTCTTCCACTTGCTCGGCGGTCAGTTTACCTACGAGGGCGGTGGCTTCGTCTTCGGTCGTAACGGTCAGCGCAAGCGAATTGGCCAACTGCTGCAACCCGTCTTTTCTCGCGCCTTGAAACTTTGCTTCAAGTAGCTCAATCAGTTTTTTCTTCATTTCGGTTGTCATTAAAAATTTTTGCAAAGATACGCATTAATTTAATGCGTAGTATAGTAATTCGTTGCAAGTTATTGAAAAGTTATTGAATTTTAATTTGCAAAGTAAGTTCGTGCGACACACAAAGTTATGGTTTTGAGTGTGTTGTTATTTGCTGGTAATTTGCCGGTGCGGTGAAAAAATATTTTCTCATATCAAAAAAAGTTTGTACTTTTGCACCGTGAAACCAACGCGCGAAACATATATTATGGCGGCTGCTTTTGCCGCGTTTGATGGTTACAACCAAATAACCTATGAATGTGAATTTGGTGGCGGCGTGGTCTATTATGCCACATCTGCCGAACTTGAAAATTCCTGTAGTGGCTACCCTTTATATGTCCTTGTTACCAAAGGCAAAAACGGGTTGCAATGTAGGTACTGCACGGATGATGAAGCGTTGAAAATCTTGCACAAAGAAAAATAATTTTGTCAGTTCAAAAAAAAGTTGTACTTTTGCAATCGGATTAAGTCCAAACGCTGCCGTAGGCTGTAACCCTACGAACCAGGTTTGGGCTTAATCTTTTTTCAGCCCTAACAATACATTTGCGTTCTCGGATATGCTGTGTATTGCCAACCCTCTGCCTGGAATATCGGAAACAACAATCCAAACCTTTTCACCGCAAAGCTCCGTTTCAAAAATATGTGATTTATGCCCTTTATAGGTGTTCCAGCCTTTATATTCCGACTCCCTCAACACATTACCTATATTCAACAGCATTTCGTTCTTTTCTGCAATATGTCTGCTTGGCTGGTTCAACCATTCACCAATTCCCCTGTTGTATATTCTTATCTCTCCTTTAAGTTTCGGGTGCGAAATAGAATGTTTCAGTAGTGTTGCCCTTGCTGTCTTTTCAATTTCAAATCTTCGTTGTCTTATTGTTTCGGGCAATGCTGAAATCGGCGCGTCGTCTTCGCCGCCAATGGCTGTGCCGGTTATTCTAATTCTCTTTGTCGAAACGTACTTTTTGAAACCCTCAATAACATCTTCCGGCACACCCTGTTTTCTCCAAAGGTTATATACTTTTTCGGTGTCGCTGTCATACCATTTCATCAGCCGTTTGTAGGACTTCAAATAATACTTGTACTTGTAATCCTCAACACTCTCAACCCTTTTTGTTACAGGCTTGGTGGAACCCGACTTTGCCACAATGCCTTTAATAATGTTGGTGTTCACGGCCATATTATCAACCCGTAGCACTCGCACATCTGTAATGTCGAACACGGACACTTCCCCAATTTCGCGTTTGTAGGTCTTTATGTACTCATCCCACGTGTGCGTTTTGCCATTTTGGGGGTCATACAGTCTGCCGGTTCCGTCTTTCAGCCTCTCAAACGTGATAATATGCCCCGACCGTTTCCCGTTCCAAGTCCAATCAACGTGGTAGCGGCCTGGTTCCTTTGTGGCCTTGTCGAAATTCTCAATAAATGTTTTCTTGGTATAGCGCAATGCTGGGTTTTTGGCTGTAGCGTCGTATGCCGACACGTTTACCTTGCTTGGCATTGCCCCTGTCTTTGGGTCAATCCACGCCCAATTTGTCTTGTACGACAATTCCCTGGGTAGGTTGCCAGGTCGCTTGGTGTTCTTTTGTGCCTCTACGTCGAAACCACGGCGGCGCAATTCGTGTGCCACAACGCACGATTGGCAATTAATTCTGTACCCACCGCCGCTGCTGTAGTTCGGGTTGCCCCGTAGCTCGTTTGCTTCCTCAAACGTCATTTGTTCGCCCATTTCAACGCCTACTTCCTGGGCAACTTTCAATTCGTTTTCAAGCCATTCTTTCAGCTGATCAACTGTCAGCGTCGCCGGTGCGTTGGGTGAAGTCGGCGTTACAGGTGCCGCCGCTACTGTTACCGGCTTTATGTTCTCGTTATCAACAATCCATTGCGGCAATTTCAAACCGGCTTTCCGTGCCGCCTCGATACGTTGCTGGTTGTCGGTCAGCCATTTTTCATATTGTGCCGGTAGCTTGGCGGCTGCTGTCTTGTTGCTGAACTTCTCAACGGCGGTTGCCTCTTTACCGGCTCGTTTCGCCTCTCGGTCTGCCTTTCGTGCTTCCAACAGGTCGCGGAACTCCGATTTGCTGACCATTACAGGTATCATTAGGCACCGGCATTGTGGGTGCCAGCCTACCCACTTGAACGTTTTAGGGTAAACGCCTGCCAATTTGTCGCAAATGTCAGTCAGCGGAACGGCAATATGCTTGCCTTTGACAATCTTCAATGTGGTGTGGTTGCCGCTCAACCGTATTTCGTATGCCTTTATTAACGGGTTGTTTTGGTAGCTCTCCCACTCTGCCTGCCGGTATGCCTGCGTCATTTCGGTTCGTGCCATACGTAGCGCGTTTTTGTAGCTGCTACGGTACACGCCTTGCCCTGGGTGGTATTCCCTCGATGCGTCGCTGCGTTCAAGCCTACCCGTTTCGGGGTTGTACACGCTCTTTTCGTAGCGGCGCGGCTCCACCAGGTAGCCACGTATGCTTTGTGCAATCTCGCTTGGGCTTTTGCCCTCTTTTATGCCGTTCTGCACAATTATTTCAATCTCTTTCTTGGCGTTCTGCTGCCATATTCGCGAGCTTGCCTCTATTCCGCCGCGCCGTGCGTTGATATGTGCCGCCGCCGTTTGCCCTGCCGCCCTGCGGTCTGCTGTCGCCTGTTCGCATATCGCTGTGGCTTCCGCAATCTGCGTTTTCCCTCTCACTCCGAGGGCTTTTATCACATCACCCGTTACTTTGGTTTCGGCACTCTTGTAACTTGCCGCCACACCGTTAGCAATAAGCGTTTCAACTTTTGCGGTCATTTGCTGCAACATCTTGTCAAGTTTGGCCGCTGCCTGGCGGTCATTGCTCCAGCTGAACGTGTAACCCTGTTCTATTGCTTCACGCACATAGGCAATGTTCACGGCTTCCTGGTATGTGTCGCCGTAAATTTTTATCAGCTGTTTTTCCAGCTTTGCCAAATACTTGACAATCTCCTGTTGCTGCTTATAGTCCATATAAATTCTTAACCTCTGCTATGTATTCTTTGAAAATGTTGCCCAATTCCTTTGCCGACCCTGTCAGTACGTCGTACCCGTAACTTTCAACGGCTGCTGCGTATTCTGAACCGCACACCACAACAGCTACTACACCCTGGCTGAAATGCCCTGCGACCTCTGCGGCCAGGTTGCGCGCCGCCGCCTGTCCTTGCGCTGCCTCTGCACCGGCATTGCCGTTTTCTGTTCCCTCGAAATTCTCTGCTATTGTCGCACCGTCTTTATATATGGCATAGCCAATGGAACCGCGCAAATACCCCGTACCGTCAATGTAGTTTGGCTGGTGTGGCTTCCCTCTCATACCAATGGGCGGTGATGGTAGGCTTCGGGCTGCTCTCACAGTATCTAAACACGCCTTTTGCATAGCCAACAAAATATCGTCTATTATGTCGGCTATGCTGTCGGTGGCTTTTCTTATAATGTCGTCAATATTGAAATCGGCGACTATGTTTATACCGTCGCCCATTACTCTGTAGGTTCCTGGCTGAATAGGTCTGCTACATTCGTTGCGGCTCCCTCTTCGTCTTCAATCTGCTCAATCTCCTTGTCGATATCGTCTGCCCAACCCAGCACCTCAACGGCACGGCGGCGGCTCACAAGCTGCTTGTTGCCGGTGGCGTTCAACAGCAAGTTCACCGTGCTTTGTTCGTCTTTCAAGGTGTAGGGCGTAATTTCCGGCTCAATGGTCAGCGTTTGGCAAGCCTCGGAAAACTCGCTGTCGCCCTTGTTCATCATACCGAGGTATGCCTGTATAACTGCCATACGGCGTTGTAGGTAGTCGTCGAAAATCTCGCACTTATCCATAACTTTGAGGTGCGCATCCATAAACATAAGTTCCAGGGCAACGCCGGAAACATTCAAACCCTTTACGCTGTCAAACGAAATGTCGGGTGTCTGCGTAATGGTGTAGATCAAGCGCAATAGCGTTTCAATTTCCAGCTTCACGCTTTCGGGTGCCTGGCTCCACGTCATATATTCCGCGCTGCCGTCGGGTTCCATTTCAATAATGCTGCCTGCATCACCCTTTTTGCTCCACTTCAAAATTTCACCCTTGACCACAATCTTTGGCGATGCGTGGTAGTCGTTGGTATCGGCAAAGTTGGAAAGTAGCTTTTCCAGGCGGTCAATAAGTATCTGCACATCTGCCCACTCCACTTGCGGCTGCTGTCCGTAAACAACGGGTATCTTCTTAATGGGGTTTTCTTTCGGGTACCCCTCTACATACTCCCAGCCTTCCTGTTTGCTTTCCCAAATATGGTGCTGTTCGTCGGTGTAGGTTTCAAAGTATGTATGCTTTATGTGTGCGTTGTCTTCCTTTGTGAACTGCCGCGAAAATGCGGTTAGGTCGCCGGTGTCGTCGAAATACGGGTAAAGCACATCACCATTCAGCGGCGAAAGCACCTTGCACCGTAGTTTGAAAGTGCTATCGAAACCGTATTTTTTGTTTGGCTTCTCAACAGGGTACCACAGTTCCGCGCCCTCGGTGCAACTGAAAATGGAACGTGCAACCGTTCTGTTAATGGTGCGGCCTTTGGCATCTGTCAGCACCTTGCGCACGGCCTTTAGCACGTCTGCTTCTCGGCTCCCGTCTTCAATGTCAGCATTGAGGGTAACAGGGTTGCCAAAGCAAAACGAAACAGCGCGTTTCACAATCAGCTTTTGCAGGGCAATGGCTATGCGCGCCACTTTCTCGCGCCGTTTTTTCTTCTTTTCTCCGCTGCCGTCGTTAGCTGTAACGACTTGCAAATCATCTGCGCTTAAATTGGGCGTTTCGTCTTCATCCACCTTAACCCATTTGTCGGGTCGTTTGCCTGGATCCATAACGTCGTGCTTGTCGGGGTCAAGCTGCGCGCTGAACGTGTCAATGGCTGGTGCGCCGGTGTTGCGCCCACTCATCAACTCTTTTACGATTGTGCCGTTGTCGGTTTCTTCCGTGAATAATTTTTTAATGTCCATATCTGAATTTTTTTATTGTTTTAGAAATAATCGGATGCGCTCTCTCGCTTCCCGTGCTGTGGTCGTTTCTCAACCGTGCCGGTCAGCGCGTCGGGTGCGTCGTCGTGGTCGTTCTTTCCCACTTTCATATAATATTTAATGGCACGTGCAAAGTCCGGCCACATCTTTTCCCAGCCAACAGGGAAATAGGTTAGGTTTTGCACCTCTGCCGACCTGGTGAATATTCGTGCTGCCTTGTTGTCGCTTTGGTGGAACCACTTAATGCGCGTGGTATTGTTTCCAATAATGCGGCATTGGTTTTCCACATTACGGGCAAACCCTTTGCCGCCGTTGTTGCTTTCAATGTTCGCCTCTTCCACACCGTCTTTTGTCAGCATTGCCGCTGTCTTCGGCTCGGTGTATTCCATTGGCTTTTGCGTAAACAGCACATCTAATATGTAGTTGCCAAATTCGGTTTCAACGTAATCAATGCTACAAAGATAGTCCGTTCCCTCATCGGCTGTGTCGGTGTAGTTCTTAACCTTGCGCCGCTTGGTAAACGGTATCATTTCGTATGTCTTCCACTCGTTTTCATACATCAAGCCTGCCGCCGGTTTCGGATTCTGCAAATATTGTGTATCGAAAACAAACACGTTCTTTTCCCTCAACTTGTGCAACTCTTCAACGGTATGTTTGAACGGCCATAGTGCCTGTTCGTCGCCTTGTTCGTCGGTGTACAAAGCCGGTAGCGACAACACTTCCCATTCTTCGGGTTCCAAGTCCATTAAGTAACCGCAAAGGTCGTTTTCGTCTAACCTCTGCATAATGATAACTATAGGGGTGTTGCGGCTGTTCACGCGGTTGCGTATGGTCGTTTCAAACTTTTGGTTTACCTTTTCACGCAATAGCGCGCTTCGTGCGTCGTCGGGCTTTATCGGGTCGTCTATGACAATGGCACCGCCAAACGTATTTTCGTCTGCAACCGCCGCCGTTAGTTCGTTCAAACCCTCTTCCAGCGTTTCGTCTTCCTCTCTATCGACCACACCGGCACCAAAACCCGTAACCTGGCCTGCGCTGCTCACGGCATACATACCGCCGCCCTGCCTTGTAAGCCACTTGCGGCTGTTGTTGTTTGTTGGCCTGGTGTCGGGGAACAAACGCCCAAATTCGGGCAACTTCAATATTGCTTGTACGCCGCTGCTGTTGTCGCGCACCAGGTCGTCGGAATATGACAGGTGTATGAACTTGGCTTTGGGGTTAATTGCCAACCCCTCTGCAATGAAGTGTTTAACGGCCAACTCCGTTTTGCCGTATCGGGGCGGCATATTGATAATTAGGCGTTTGGTTTCGCCTCGCAACACCTTGTCGAGCGCATTGGCAATGGCAATGTGGTGTTGTCCCACGACAAATTTACGCTTATACGCGGCCTTGAAAAAGTACCGCGTAAAGTTCAAAGTGCCTTGCAACACCCACGTTTTTTCAATGTCAATGTCGCGTATTTCCACGGCTCAACACTCCTTTTCAAGCGTGTTCCACACTTCTTGCATTTCCGCTTTGGTCAGCACCCTTGCCGGTATAAGTGCCTTGCCGTCTTCGCCCGTAACTTCCATTTTCTGTATATCACGGCCAAACACGTGCGCCCGTAGCTTGTCAAGCGTCTTGCACTCTCCCTTTTTGGTTTCGGTCAGTATGGCCATTGCAAGGCCGCGCACATACACGGGGGCTTCAATCTCTTTTGCAAGGTTGCTTAATTCGTCAAGCTGCATCGAAAGCAACGCCGCTTCCCACGACGATACTTCCTCGCCGCTCAACTGCGCGAATTTCTTTGCTTTAGTCTTGGGCATCACCTTTGCAAGCACACCAGGCACACGGTTTTTCGGTCGCCCTTTAGGGTTGCCGCTCTGCCCTGGTTTGAATTTATGCTGCTCTATGTTTTCGGGGTTTGGCATATCGCTGTTATATTTTGTTTTACTCGCTGTTACCTTTCATCGTTAATGTTGCCGACTTTTATCGGGCTGGTGCCTGTCAATGCCTCGTACCGTTTCAAAATCACTTCACAATAGCACGGGTCTTTTTCCACCATATAACAGGTGCGCCCGATCTGCTCTGCTGCCATTAATGTACTGCCACTTCCGCCGAATGGGTCAAACACAATGTCCCCACGGTGGCTGCTGTTGCGTATCAGCTTGCCAAGCAATTTCAACGGCTTCATTGTCGGGTGTTCTTTGCTTGCCTGTGGCTTGTCTTCGTGAATTACGGTTGTTGGGTTCTTTGTGTCGTCGCGGAGGTCTTTCACATACTGCAAAAGTTCGGCTTTGCTCATATTGTTGAAATCGGGCAAATCCTCTATAACGGTACGGTGGTTTCGCTCCTTAACAAAATAGTGGCTTCCGCCGTTTTTCCAGCCGTACAGTATCGGTTCGTGCTGCCATTGGTAATCTTGGCGACCCAACACAATATTGTTCTTAACCCATATAAGCTGCTGTTTGTGCAGGAACCCTGCCGTTTCCATACTCTCAATAAACGCTATCACCTCGCGCGACGGGTGGAAAATGTAAATGCCAGCACCCAGCTTGGCAACGGTGGCGGCATTTGTGAACGCCGTTGTTAGAAACTCTTTGAACGCTTCGGGCGACATTGCGTCGTTCTCAATGTCCTTTTCAATGCGCTTGCCGCCGTCGGCTTTGTTCAGCTCGGCGTTCTTATCACCATAGTTCACGTTATAGGGTGGGTCGGTAACAATCAGCTCGGCGTTCTTATCACCAAAAAGCGCGGCAATTAGGGTTGGGTCGGTACTGTCGCCGCAAATCAGCTTGTGCCGCCCAAGCATAAACACGTCGCCGTCTTGGTAGTCGCTTTTGCTTGGTGTGTTGCCCTCTACATCGTAATTGTCTTCTTCGGCTTCGTCTTCCGTGGCTGCGTCGGTGTCGAGTTCCGGCACCTCAATATTGCAAGCGTCAAGCAATGCGGCATCCCATTCGTTTGCCAGGTCTTCGTAGTCCCATTCACCGAAACCGGCATTGTCCTTAATGGTGTAGGCTCGTAGTTGCTCAACGGTGGTTTTAGCCGGTAGCACTTTACACGGGGCATCGGTGTAACCCAATTCCTTTAACGCCTCAAAGCGCATATTGCCGCCAATGATAATGTACTTTTTGCCTTTCTTGTACACCAATATTTCACGGTATGCCAGCATTTCGGGGTTGTCCTCAATGCTCTTTTTCAGTTTGGCAAAAGCGGTGTTCTTAATGATACGGGGGTTCTTCGGCAAACCCTCAATCTGCCCTTTGTTGCGTTCCAGGTCTGCCAACGGCAATACTACGCTCTGCAATATCTTTGTCTTTTCCATTGGCTGTTAAAATAGGTCGTCAAATTCACCGGCACCAATCGAATACTTGGAACCTCTCGTTGCGGCTGCCGTGCTGCTGCTTGTGTTGCTTCCGCCCTGGCTGCTTTCGCTGCCGCTCTCGTTTAGTCTGTCTGTTACAATCATTTCTGCTGCTGGTATTAATCGTTAAACTTCTTTGTGGTGATCGCATCCCACAACTCCTTGTGCCGCACATCGTGGTTAATGGTCTTGTACCTGTCAATAATGGCGTTGTACACGTCTTCATACCAATCAAACAACTCTTTGTTTTCCTCGATGGTGAACTGTTCCACATTGCCGCTGCTGCGCAAATTCGCGCTGCCTTGTATCACAATGTGCTTTCCGCCTGCGGTGCTGAAATGGGTTGTCTTGGTATGAATACCGGCAACTGCCAACTGAAAGCGGTTGCCAATGTCGAGGTGTTCATATATGTACGGTATCAACGCTTGCCGCTCGTTGCCATAGAAGTAGGCACTTACGACCAGGTTTAGCCGTTCAATATGCCCAGTGCGCATAAGGTGGTACAAACTATCAACATTGTTTTGGTTGAGGCTCAACGTTGCAATGGTCATAGTCGGCACACGGATTTTGTAGGTCATAATGTACGCCTCTATGAAGTCGCCAAATATGAAATCACCGCTAACCAGGCAATGCGCACGTTGGTACGGTTCGCCCAGCCTCAATTCTTTTGCCAATTTAACCGCGTTGTCGTATGTTACGTGTTCCTCGGTCATATTGTACACTTTGGGCTTGGTGTACCGTGTTTCAGCCGGTGGGCTTGCCTCGGCATCACTCGGCATAAAGTCGAAAATAGACGGGTCAATTTCGGGTATGTGAATATCTCCAAAATCAATGTCCGCTTCCGCGCCGGTGGGCTTCAGTTTTATTTTACTTCCTTTGGGCATACTGTCTTTTTTCGGTCTGCCTCGCGCCTGGCGGTGCCTTTGTGTTGCAAGTTTCGCGGCTCCGTTTCCGTTCCTGTGCTTTTCGGCGGCTCCAATCGGTTGTGTGGCACTCCCACACTCTCGCCTATCGGTAAACCGTCAAACAACCGCACATTACGCGGTATGGCCTTTCCGCTCAACACCTTGCAACCGTCGCCGGTACAATCACAATGGGCGTTTCTTGCAGTCCTATTCAAAATGCAAAAATACAAAAAGGGCGCATTATAATAATGCGCCCACGCAATAACTTTTTGAAAAGTTATTGAATTACCCTTGCATAATTGGCTTTAGGTATGAAAAGATAATGGTTTCAAATTCGGGTTCCGACCGGCACACAACATACTTTCCGCCGTGTTGTTCAATTAGTTGCTGATAGCGTTTTTGGTTCGCCGTTTGTGAACTGCCCTTTTCTTCCGTCTTCATTTCGACGGCAAGGTAGTTGTAGGTGCCGTTAGGTAACAGCAAAATAAGGTCGGGGAAACCTGGGCGCACTCCCATTCGTTTGAACTTGGCGGCTTCCATTGCGTTGCGTTTTCCACCGTTTGGGCTGTGGTGCAACAGCAACGCCCATTCGGGGAATTGGTACGAAAACCAGCGCACACACGCTTCCTGTATCAATGCTTCAAGGTCTTTCATTGCGCTGGCTCCTTTCGTTTCGGCTTGAAGTGGCAAAGTATCTTTGTATTGTCGAAAATGAATATGCCGCCGTAGTCCTTACAGGTGGCACAATAACCGCGCTGCCCACATCTGCAAGTCGCTTTCCGTTTGCGTGGGCATCGTGGCACGGTCGGTTCAAATGTTATTTCCTGGCTCATATATATTTGTTTTTTGTATTTCTTTTCTTTCCTGGTAGTTGCAGTTTCCGGCAAGCAACGCCGCATATTGCAACGACGGGTATGTACTGCCCAGCGGCACGGCATACCCTTTGACCGCTCTCGGTTTCCTTGTACCGTTTGCAACGGCGGTTACGGCATAACAAGCTATTCATTGGAATAAACACAGTTGCCGTTCATCCACTACTTTTGGCGGCTTGTTGTAGTCCTCAAAGCGTGGGCATCTGGCAAAAATGAAACGGTTGTTGCACCACCGTTGTAGGTCTTTGCAAACCTGTGGGGCGTGTGCCTTATCGTAGATCATAACATACGCCCAATAACCCATTTCACGTAAACGGTATATGCGTTCCAGGTCTTGTTCAATGGTGGTGCCGTGGTTTACCAGCACATATACAATGGCATTATGCTGGTGCGGCTTGTGTGGGTTTATGGCTGCGAACATTTCCAGCTTCGGCAATATCTTGTCGCCGTCTTCGTACCTGTCCCACGCAAAATGCACTTCTTTTATCTTGATGCGGCTCAAAGCCTCGCATTTTGCCGGTGTCAGCAACCTTGCGTCAAGTCCCTGGTTGAAATCAACTGTCGCCTGGCTTTCTTCAAGCTGCCCCAACAGGTCTTTCCACTCGGAACACGCCAATATGTTTGGGTCGCATAGTATTATTTCTTTCTGCCCGTGCCAAAACTCGGACAAATTGGCAACCTTGCGGCTGCATCCGCCCTCTTTCTTTCCCACAATGCAAAAGTCGCAATGCCTGGGGCAACCGCGCGTAAGAAAACCTATGGCGGTGTTAAGGTGTCCTACACCATACAAAGAATAGTCGGGGTATATGTGTTCAATCTCGAATGGCAACGGCACGTCTTTTGCCGCGTCGTATGTTTCACCACCGGCACCGTTCAAGGCGTAACCCGTGCCGCCTTTTATCACCTCTTCGGCTCTCACATAATACGGGTAATCGGGGCTGTCGCTGAACACCTTTGACATATAAACACGGTCGTAATGGTCAAAATTGTTGTACCATTCCACAATGTCGCCCTGCGTCAAATGCCAGGCTGACAATTTCATAAGTGCCAGGTTGGGAAAATTATGCCCATCAACGTCAATCAGTCCTATTCGTTTCATTTTCTGCATCGGGTTTGAATAAACAACACGCGGCCTGGTTGCATTTAATCTTCAACAGTCCGTTTCGTGTCCGCCTCGACCGCCTCGCGGCGCAATACTGTTGCACGGTGTTGGAGTGATCAGCCTGCCAGCGTTGGCGGTTGGCACACTCTCTGCACGTATGCCCGACGTGGGGCGCGTTTGCCGGTGTGCCAAACCGCTTGTCGTATTCGTCGTATATGCTGGGGTTAAACAATGTCAGTGTGTCGCTCATAGTCAGAATGGTAGTTTTCTGCGCCCGTTGTAGGCATCTTTCAAAATCAGTTGTATTTCTCGCCTGGTGGTCAGCTTGGGGCGGTTTTTGCTGTACAACCATTTGGCATATACTCGCCCATATTCGCTCATATCAAGATAATGCACCCAGCGTTCCAACTTCTGTTGTTCTTTCTTTGTTATCATTTCTTCACTCGATTTATGTCTGTTGAACTCTCGCTGCCGTCTATGGCTTCTTTGCCACAATCACCACACCAAATGCCGTTCAACACTATACGGCCAAATTCCTTTGTGCGTTCATAGGTGTTAGTGCTTCCGCAATGTGGGCAAACAACACCGAGTTTCTCAATCGGGTAGTGTTTCATTCGTCGGAACCTTTCTTTTCAATTTTAACTACCGACAACACCTCGGTAGTAATCGAAATGTGCCTGTATTCAACAGGCAAATATTGTTCGTAGTCTTTGGGGCGAACTTCTACGCGCCCGTCAAGTTTCGCAATCTCGCTGCCCTTTGCATCGTAAATCACGGTGAATGTTTCTGTGTGTGGTTCAAAATCAGTTGTCATTGTTCAAAAATTAGTGTGGTTTGTGCTTTCTTTGCTCGATAAACTCTCAAACTTTGCTTGGTCTTCCAACAATCATAATATTGTTCGGGGTTTTCTATTTTGTGTTGGTTTTGTTTTTCCCAAAAAATAGACAGGCTTTTCAATAGGTGTTCTTTGAACTTTGGGTACTGTTTTTCGTAATGCTCAATCTGTTTTCGGCTGCTGAACGGGCAAAACATACAACCAACGCGGCCTGTTTGCTCATAACAAGGGTTTATTGGTAATCCTTGTTCTTTTAGGAACCGCCAAACGTCGGCTTCCGACCATTTCAACAAAGGGTATATCATTAATTTATCTTTTCCTTTTATACAGCGGTGTTCGTTAGCCTCGATTTCGTCAAGGGTGCGTGTGTGTGTTCTATGCTCCTTGCGCCTGCTATGCACACTTATTTCTTTGTATTCTGCGCGTTTTCTGCTTTCGTCTGCACGTACCCCTGTTAATACGGCACTACCGGCACCGGCACCCTCTTTCAGTATTTCACAACAAAAGCGGTGTCGCATTGTTGGCAATCCTTTTCGCTCAACCAACTTAAAAAAGTTTTTCTTTGGATGTAAAAACACGACTTCGGGGTAATACTTGCGTATGAAGTATATGTTTTGTGGTGGGTCGTTGGTCGTTACGCTATAGTACGCCTTAAACCTCACACCAGCCATTTTTACCAGCTGCAATAATGCCTGGCTGTCTTTTCCACCGCTGAACCCAACAAAATAACCGTCTTGTGGGTTTAATGCCAAAGCCAGCTTTTCGCCCCTACGTATTAGTTGGATGCTGGCGGCAATCTTTTCTTTTAAGCTGTTTTTCATTATGAACTGATATTGCTATGCAACGCCACAAAGTTTTTCCGCCAATGCCTCGCACAGACACCGGCTCATATTCACTTCAACTGCGTTGCCAATGAATTTCTTTTGTTCGCTCTGCGTTCCTTTCAAAACATAGTCTTTTGGGAAACCCATTATGGCTTTCAATTCGGGAATTTTCAACATACGCATTTTAATATCAACAATACTGTACATTGCCATAAACTCCTTTATCTTGCGCGTTATCGGGCTGTCTTCATCGTACACGGCGATACCAACGCCCTTTTCCGTCTGTATCAAATACGGCGGTACCTTATCCATTCGGGCAACCAGGGTGAAGCACGGGTTTTCTACCGAGCTGCCGTCGCTATGGTATGATGGGTTCATTAAAAAGCAATCCGCCGTAACAATGCGCTGTTTCGGCGTGGTCAATATTGCCGGACTTACATCTTCAACGCTGCCCAGCTGTCCGCCACCGCTGTAGTCGTTTGTAATAAAGGTTACTTTCGCCAACCTGTCGTGTGTCGGCAATGTCGGCGACGGGTCTTCTATCGAAACGGCACCGCCGTTGCCATAATACGTAATCAATGCGTGGTGATCAACACAGGTTAGCGCACCGGCTGGCTCCTCAACACTCACATTCATACTTTTAGGGTTGCCGCTGAACTGCTTGCTTAAGGAGTGGCACTTGGCTATTCCCAAACGCTGTTGCACGGCAACTGTTGGGCTTGGGTCGTTAATCGATGGCGGCACATATTTTCCCGTCTTTTGGTTTACGCTGTTCCATTTCACCAAAAACGCTTCTTCGCCACCGGCAACAAACTTAATCAACCCAGCATAAATACGTTTCAGCGTATTATCTTTCAACGGTTTTTTTCTGCCAAAAATGCTGTTGCCGTCGTCGGTGAAGTCCAACACCTCTTTTACAGCTTTCCATTTCTTGTATTGGTTTGGGAATAATTCACCAGGAACCGTGCCGCCGTTCTTTGCGTATGTCTGCTGTGGGAACACAACCGGCAAACCATAACGGGCAAATTGGCCGAAATAGCGTTTGCGGCTGGTGTAGGCTCCGAAATCGGCTGCGTTCAACTCTCGCCAATCAAAATTATAGCCATAACCCATTACCGTTTTAACCCACCGCATATAATCGGTGCCGTTAAGTCGGCTTACCGGCTTGCCGTTTTCGTCAAGCGCACCCCAGGACATAAACTCAACCACGTTTTCAATCTGTATGTAATCCGGCTGCAAGGCTTCAATGTACCTAAACAGGTGGTCTGCAAGTGTGCGGCTGTCAGCGTCGCGCGGCTGTCCGCCTTTCGCTTTGCTGAAATTGGTACATTCCAGGCTTGCCCACAACACAACGTGGGCGGCTGGGTACATCTGTTTGAATTTGCCAAGCTGCTCAACCAGGGGCGACAATTCCAATGTGCGTATGTCTTCGGTGAAATGTTTTGCTTCGGGGTGGTTTGCCAAGTGGGAGGCAATGGCCATTGGGTCGTGGTTTACACACGCCACAACTTTTGCGCATTTCTCGCCGTGCAATTTCGCCAATTCAACACCTGTGCTTGTACCACCGGCACCACAAAACAGGTCAATGTATAACAGTTTTATTTCGTCTTTCATTTTTCAGTATCGGGGTTAATAACAGCCCACCGTGTCGGGCGGTGGGCTGTCGGGTTGTCGTGATCAGTCTTTTTTCTTCGGGGCGTATGCTTCCGAAAATTCGTTTGGAATAATAATGTTGCAGGAAATCGGGGAACCGTCGAGGGTTGTAAGTTTGTAACCCTCTAATTCACTTTCGCCCTTTTCGGAAATCTCGCGCGCCACTCTTTCGGAAAGGTACTTATTTATCTTTTCGTTTGCCTCTTCCATATCACGTGCGCTTACAACAAACGGACATTCCTCGCTGCGCTCGTTGTCCTCTCCACCTTTGCCATAAGCAATGCGCACGGTGATTTTGTAGTAACGCTTCGCGCCGGTTGGCTGTTGGTCTTCCATAGGCTGCACATCGGCTGCCTCTTCTGTACCCTCTTGGCTTTCATCGGTGGGCGTTGCAGGCTGCAAATCATCTATAACAATACAGGTGTTGAAGTTCTTTACAGAAATCACTTCGTAATGTAGTGTGTGGTTCAACTCCACCCAATCACGAATTATAGCAATGGCCTTTTCCGCGCTGGCGGCGTGGGTCAGTATCTTTTGCCGTGTCTTGCCCAGGTGTTCGCAAAGTTTCACAACCCAAAGTTGGTTTGCCCAGCCATCAACAATCACGGCACCCATACGGCTTTGGTTGCTCAACCATATTTCCTTTAGGTCGCCTGTCTGCAAATGGAATAAAATTGTGCTGGTTTCGTCGGCGGTAATCTGTCGGCCTTTTTGGTACAACGCCGATGTTCGCTCAACGCTCACAATTTCGCCCGTGTCTTCATCCAAAAAATCTTCATTCCATACCTTGTAATGTGTTTTTGCAAAGTATCGGAAACCGCGACCGAGGTATTCTTGCAAACCCTCGGCATTGGTAATTTTAACCGTTCTTTCGTCAAAACGTGTATTCATAATTGCTGCGTTTTATCTTACAATCTTGTTTTTCTCTTCCCAATCACTATTTTCTTTGTCAATCCTGGCATTTGTCTTGGCTTCTTTCAATGCCAATTCCAAAGCGTCGATAACTTCAAGTTGCTCACAGTCGGTTAGGTCGCGCCACATCACGGCGCGCCCCATACGGTGAAACTTGATGCGTGAAAGGTCTTGTTGCACCGTCAATTCTATGCCCAGGCGTTGCGCCTTTGCACGGTGCATTTCTCGTGGATCAATGACCACTTTCGGCTTTTCGGTATTCTCTGCCATTACTTTTCTTTGTTAATTGGTTGCACTTTCAGTTTGTTGCTGCCGTCGGCATCGGGAATAAACACGTGGAAATCGAACCACAGCTGCGCAAACCGCTTCGCGGCGCACTCCGCTAACGCCCTTGTCTTAAAGCAAAGCCGAGAGCCAATATACGCAGCCGAGTCCGAGGGCGCGCTACGCGTGTACGCGAACAGGAAACCGCAATACGCACCATCGGCCGCATTGCCGCCGAAAACGACCCCGTTTTCCTTGTCTTCTTCGTCAAGGTCGTTCCACTCTTCCTGTGTGTATAGCCAAAACCACGGGTAATACCTGTCTTCGCCTGGTACAAACTGCGGTTGCCAACCCTCGTTGAAAGCTGCCGCAATAATGCGCAACTTCAAGTATGCTATTAGGTCGGTTGAAACTGCACCCTCTTTCGCGGCTACTATGTCGCGGTACTCAATCCATAACGGGTGGCTTGATCCCAACTCGTCGAGTGCATCCTGGAACGTCTGTATGCGCTCCGTTACGGGGCGGCGTTCCTCAAACATTTCTTTGCCAAACATCGTGGCTAACACTTTCTTTATTTCCTCGCTGGCTCCTTTGTATAGCTCGGCCAACTGCTCTTTGGTTGCTTTTACTTCCATTTTTCAGTTATTTTTTTTGTGAAACATAAATTTTCCGTTTATCTTTATTTCGCACGGCTTTTCAAGGAAATGCGACCAAAATTTGCCGTCTTCGCTTGGGTACTTGCACTTGCACATAAAGAAGTTGTGCGGTGGGTATGCCGTGCGCTCGTGTGGGCTGTGCGCGTTCTCACAATCGGCGCATATTCCTGGCGGCTGTTCTTTGGGTGGCGTTTTACTTTTTGCCATATCTGTACGCCGTGAAGTGAATTATTGCCAGCCTCAAAATATCACGCTGGTACTTGTCAAACAACGGGTCAAAAAACGCGGTGAAGTCCCGTTGGTTTTTGAAACCGTCGTTTCGTGCCAGCGTTTCAATGTCGACTTTCTCGCCGTCAATCGTCGCCCAATAGCAATCAACTGAATGGCGGTACGGTAATACCTGGTGTTTTGAACGTTGCAGTATCAATTCACTCACACCTGTAATGTCTGCCGGTACTTCCATTATGGTATCTTGTGGGCTTCTGTACGGCCTGCCCGACCACTCACGTATGTAAAGCGTACCACCAACATTTTTCATCAATGCTATTTTGTCGATCCAATAGTTGAAGTTGTCGCGGCAAGTGTGTATTTTCTTGCCCTGCTTCACCAAGTCGGCAAAGTTTGTTGGTTCGCCTGCCCTGGGGTGGGCATCAAAGAATTTCTTTGTTAGGGTAACAACTACTTTCATACCGTGCCACGCTTAAAATGGTAAATCGTCGTCGCCCTCTGCTGGCATCATTGCAGTTTGTGGCTGTTGCTGCTGAACGGGTTGTGCCGCCGGTGCCTGTTGCCCTGCTGCCGGTTGGCTGCCGGTGTTACCGCTTGGGCTTCCAAGCAACTGCAATTCCCGTACAACACATTTCATTGCAACTGCAATTTCGCCTGTTTGTTTACTCACGTACCCTGTGGCATAGCTGCGCCCGATAACCATAACTTGCTGTCCTTTCTTCAAGTAGGGTAGCACATTGGTTAGGTTCATTGTACATTCATACCACGTTACGCTGTCGATAATTTCTCCTGTAGCGGTTTTGCGCTTGTTGGAGTCGGCCAGCGTGAACGAAACAAACTGTTTTCCGTTCACCTCTTTAACCTCGGCTTCTTTACCGAGGTGGCCAATAATCAATGTTTTTTGCATTGCTTTAATACGTTAGTTGTTAATAATCATTTCGTTAATTCGGTTGTACAGCTCTTTGAACTGCTTGTTTGTCTGCACTTCGTTGTTGAATGTCCGCAAATAGTGTAGCACGGAACCATACGTTTTGTTCAACTGCCGTTTTATGGTGTCAATGTCCGCGCCTCTGTCGAGCATACACTTGGCTAAAATCATACGGGCATACACATTCATAGTGCGGCGGCACTCCTTTGTCAGTTCATCGGGCGGCACTCCGCAAACATCGTGAATGGCTGCCACAATGTCTTCAATCTTCCTTTCGTCGCTGTTGTCCTGGTACAACACCGCCTTTCCTGTGGCTTGTGCAACGCGAAGTTCTACCATTGCGCCTGTGCTGGTCGTGTAGCCTTTCAGCATATAAATTGCATCACAGCCAAGCAATATAAGAATGTCAATGGTCATATTGGTTGCGTAGCCTGCCGTTGCGGAAAAACCGTTGTTCAACGGGTTTATGGCTTCGTGTCCTTGCTGTTCCAAGACGGCTTGCGCTTGGTTGAAGTGTCGGGCTGCCTCTTCGGGTGCAATCCCTGTTATTTTTCCGCTGATATACACTTTCATTGCCGGTAGCTCTTTTGGTTTGCGTCGTAACTGATTGTGTTGAACATTTCGCGGAACCTGTCAAACAGCCTGTCGCCGTAAATCTCCTGTAGTTCGTCGACCTCGTTTCCGTCGACAATTTTCTTTGCCAGGTTGGTAGTTATCACGGTAAACAGCCGCCTGTTGTAGCGTTCCGTCAATAGTTCAACAACGGGTGAAAGTTCGTTGCCGTAACTTTTAACGGTCAATGGCTCGGTGCCGAGGTCGTCAATACCCAGCATCGGTGTTTTTGTCAGTTCGTCAAATGCCGCCCTGTTGTCTTTTGCAACGGTGGTGATCCGGCGCGCATCGACAATTTTCAAGTTTAGTTTTTCCACAACATCGAATACGCGTGCAAGGGCAAACAGCATTGTTGTTTTTCCAACGCCCACATAACCGCGCAACATCAAACCAGGCTTTCGGTGCTGAACCGCCCAGCGGCTCACGTCTAAAAGTGCCTGTTTGGTGTATTCGTCTGTTTGCAGGGTGCCGCCCCAGCGTTCAACTTCCATTTGGTAGGCTTTGGCCAGGTATTGAAACGCATTGTCGGCGTGGTTGGTTATTCGCGGCTGCTGCCTTGCTGCCTGTTTACTCAACGCCTGGCTTATGAACCATTCCATTGTGCCGCCCTGTTCCGCCGTTGCTTCCGCCTTTTCCTCTGCGCGTATTCTCGCCCAATATTCACGGCTGGCTTTTTCACTTGCGGCTTTCCTTGCGGCTTCTTTCTGCCTGCGTTCTTCTTCCTTGCGTTCCTGTTCCGCCTCGAAGTCGTGAACCAACGACGCTTCCTCTTCCGACCATTCGTCGCACGGCTTACAGTAAATGGCTGATATTCTCTGCTGGTCAAAAGTCCGCTTGGTAGTCGCCGGTGGGCTTGGTAACCCCTCGCCGGTCGTTGTCTGTCCGTGTTCCATTTTGCTGTTTTTTTTCGTGGTTGTCGTAATTGCCGGTAATAATCTTGTCGAAATTGTTGGGCTTTATCATCCAATCGAAACTGAACCAGGGCGCGGCGGCCAAAAAGCTGCTTTCTGTCGCCTTGTCTATGGCTTGGACAAAAGTTGCCTTTCCGTGTTCTGTAATTCGCGCCCTTACCATTTTGCGCCGGTTGTTGTCAATACTCACCAGCCGCCCCCACTTGCCGCCTGTTTTTTCGTTCCAATACTCAATCAATTTTCCGTAATCGATTTTTTCTTCGGAAGAATTTGCAACGTCGGGCGGCTTGCCGTCCGACACATTTTCTTCGTTAGAAGAAAATGAAGAAGAAACGATAGTTTCTTCTTTAGATACTACGATAGTAGTATCTTTTTCTTTCCTTTCCTTTGCATCAAAAACGGGTGCTTTTGCATTGCTTTTGCATCCGCTTTCGGATGCATTTGCATTGTTTTGTACATCTTTTGCCCAGCGTTTGTTAGCTGCTGCACGTCGTTTATTCCTCAAATCCTCAATGGTTTCCATTCGTTTTATTAGGCTCTCGGAATAAAACTTTTCCCCGTCTTCGGTGAAACGGAACAAATCAAAGTCTTCTACAACTGACTGCACAAGCTCTGCTTTGCATCGGAAATCAAATGCAATTGCATCGTATTCTTTCGTACTTGTATGGTCTGCGGCCTCCGCCAATCGTTCAACAAGCATAAAATAAACGCCGTACCCCTCCACGCCGTGCTTCATACGCACGGCAAGCATTTTTTCATCGAGTCGGGCGTTGCAATCGTGTGAAAAATAGTATGCGTTTTTCTTTGCCATAACGTTAGAATGGTTGATTGTTAAAGTCTATTTCCATACCCTCAACGGCGGCAACTGTCGGCTTGCCGGTGGCGGCTTTCACACCATCAACAAACATCTGTTCGTGGCTGTTGTCGTTGCTCAAATGTATCAACACCACCTGGCGGCACCGGCTCAAATCCATACCGCGCAACACCTCAATACAATGGTGGTAGCTCATATGGGTATCAATTATTCGGTCTTTCGTTTCCTGTGGCAACTTCGTGTTCGCTTGCAGCGCGTCAAGTTCGTAGTTGCATTCAATCATTATGCGTTGCGGCGGCTCGAAACGCTCTGCCAGGGTGTCGGTGTCTGTAATGAACACCACCGCGCCGGTTTCGGGGTGCCATATATGGAACCCCACCGGCTCGGCTGCGTCGTGGTGTACGTTAAACGGGGTGATCTCGAAATTGCCGCAATGCATCGTTTCACGGTGTCGGCAAAACACCGGCATAAACGGCGACTTCAATTTGCCTGCCACTTTCAACGCTTCCATTGTCCCCTGTGTCATTGCAACGGGTATCACAGCGTCGAGGTATTCGTTCACATATCGGCTGTGGTCGCCGTGTTCGTGGCTGACAATGCAGCCCACAACCTTGCGCCGGTTGTGGGCTATTGCTTTCATTGCCATACCATAATGTTTGCCGCACTCTATTATCAACGCTTCGTCGGCGTTATGCAGCACATAGCCGTTGCCGTCGCTGCCGCTTCCCAATATCGTGAGTTTCATAGTGCGTTGTGTTAAAATCCTGGTACTCTCTGTTGTTTTGCTGCCTGCTGGCCTGCCGGTTGGCCGCTTGCCGGTTGCTCCTGGCGGTGTCCTATCGGCTCCTGTGTCTTCGCGTGTTCCTGTGCTTCGTCGTGTCGCTGCTGCTGTTCGTCGACAATGGTATAGGTGGTGTCTATGGTGGCGGTTTCGCCGTCTTCGCCCATATCACAGCCGGTTAGGTACTCATACAACACTTTCTTTCCGCGCCTCTCGGCTTTGCCGCGTAGCTGGTCAAGGCTGCTGTAGTTGTCTTTTTTCACGGTGGCAACGGTTACAAGTTTGTTTTTCTCGCCGTTGTAGCTGTAGTTCATAATAACCTGTATTCGTGCCGCCTTTGCGCTTGGGTCGGCTTCATCCAACCCAACTTCGCAAATGTACTTCACGCCCAGCTTGCTTAACAATGCGCTGTAACCCTCTTTCGTCGGGTACATTCGCCCAGCCAGGATGTTGAATTGGTTGCCGGTGGGCATCAGCCCCATAGCAACGGCATCAATCAAGCAATCACGCACCGTTGCAACGGGGTAAAGTGAACTGCATTTGCCCTTTGCCATTAGTTCGGGTGTGTGGTCGGTAAGGAAACCGAGCTTGGTGTTCATAAGCGGTATAAACACTTCATTCATTACCTGGTCGGTCAATGCTTCACGCAACAACTTCACTACTCCTACGGCGGTGAACGCCGCCGCAAAGTTGTTGACAATTTTCATTTGTGAGGCTTGCGTGGCTGCCAACACAAACTTTTCCTGTGCGGCTTGCATTGCCGCGTTCATCGGCACGGCTGCGGCCTGTGCCTGGGTGTTGTTGTTTTCTTGCTGTTCCATTTTTCAGTATCGTTTGTTGAAAATTCTAAATTTTTCTTGTTCCAATGTACGCGCAATGGCTCTTATCACCTTTTTGGCAAGCTCATTGCTGTACACGTGTTTTACATCGGTGCCAGGAACCGTTACCATTAGGCAAGTGTCCCCATCATAACTTCTTCAAATTGTCGTTGCATTGTGTCAAGCAAAGCGACCATTTGGCGTTGTTCCGTGCGGCTCATAAAGTTTACATTATGTTACAATAAATGTTACATTACCCGTTCTTAACGGTTAGGTCGCCGTCTGTAACAACCAGGCGTATAACCTGTGCAGTTGTCGGGTGCAGCTTGTTCACGCCCTCTGCATTGTCAATGAATATCGGTGCCGTAACTTCGTTGTATGCGCAAATTGTGTTTATAATGTCAAGTCCGGCGTTGGTCTGCATTGCGCTGTTAAGGTCTGCGTAGCGTACACCGTTCACGGTGGCAATGCACGTTGGCTTCTCGCCGCCGTTGATCTGCTGTTCAAACATACGGAACTTCACCAGCTGGAAAAGGCTGTTGACCTTGCGCTCAATCTCTTCACTCTGTTTGTGTACCATTTCTTCAATGGCCATTTCTTCACCCTCAATGTCGGCTTTCTGCGCTGCCAATTCCTGTTGCCTCTCCAATTCGGCTTTAACCTTTGCGGCGTTTGCCTCTATGGTGGCACGTGTAGCCATACGTTCTTTCAACGTGTCAATGTCGGCGGTCAAAGCAGCCTTGCGCTGCTGTATGGCCGTGGTGTCTAATCCGCTGTTGTCTGTTACTTCCTGGCTCTCGGCGGCGGCAATCTTCTTTTGCAGTTCCACCCATTCGGGAATGTCGGTGCCGTTCACCGTCGCCGCGCTCACTTCGACCGTGGTTTCTATAAAGCTCTGCAACTGCTTTATTTCAACACCCAGGGCGTTAATTTCCTTTTCGCCCTGCGCTTTCAGTTCGTCGAGTTTGTTTTGCTGGGTTTGCAGCTGTTCACCGGCGGCTTTCAGTTGCTCGTTAAGCTGCTGCCCCTGCTTGGTGATGGCTTCCAGGTCTGCGGCCTGCCGGTCGTTCCAGGCTTCGCGCTCTTTGGCTTCGGTTTCGGCATAGTTGGCAAGCAACAACGGGTTTGCACATTCTATTTCGCTGTGCAACGGGCAACGGAACGTACCGGCAAACGGTTTTGGCTGGTACTGCTCCGCGTCGCGCGTTTCCCATTTAATCAATAGTTGCCGCCTCTCTTCCTGTAGCCTCTCAATCTCGGCTTGCAGTCGGTTGATGTTGCCGTTCACCGTGTTGGCCATTACCTCGGCCTGCTGCTCCGCGTATGCCAGCTGTTGCCGCTTTGCGTTTAGCTGCTGTGTCGCCTGGGTGCGCTTGGCGTTGGCGTTTATGGCTTCCTGTTGTGCTTTCAGCTGCGCGTCGTTCAACAACTCTGCCTGCCGTTTCTTCCAGGTGCCTATCTGCGCCATTCTGCCTTGCATCTGTTCATAGCCTCTGCGCTGGGCGGCGGCAATGGATAGCATTTCTTTTTCTACCTGTTCCAACTCGGCCTGTTTGCCTTGCAGCTTCTTTTCAACGGCTGCGTAGTCGTCGGCTTTCGGCGTGGCCATTTCTATTCCGCTGATGCGCGCCGGTATCAGTTTCAATTCGTCTTCAATGTCCTTGCGCCGCTTGGCAATGGTCTTTTTGTAGTCTTCCAGGTCTTTGCCGCTGATGTTGTTCCATACCTTTATGAACTTCTCGTTTCCCTCTGCTATGCTCTCCAAAGAAACATCACCAGCCATTGTCATAAGCATTTCACGCTGTTCTTTCCAGGGCAATGTCGGGAAATAGTGAGGGTCGGTAATCATTCGGAAAAGGTTTTCGGGTATCACATCGCCGACCGCCTGGGCATATTCACCGGCTTTCACTTCCACACCGTCTATGTAGTAGTGTGTGGTGTTGCCTTTGAACTCTACCGTGGCGTTGCCGCGTGTGGTTCCCCATTCCTCTACCAGCTGGCGCGTAAAGGTCTTTTTCTCGCCGTCAATGTCAAGCGTTACGCTTGCCAAATGTTCAATTTGCGGTATCGGTTCGCCGGTCAATGGGTCTATGGTCTTCACCATAAAACCGCCGTTGGCCGAGTCGCTTCTTCCGCTGCTGTCCTTTCCGAACAAACACCAAGTGAATGCGTCAAAAATGGTTGTCTTGCCGCTGGCATTGCGGCCACAAATCGCCGTGTTGCGGCTGAAATCAACCGCCATTTCTTTAATGCCCTTGATATTCAAAATATCTACGTGGCTCAATCTGACATTTTTCATTTTTTCAGTTTTTTGTTGGGTTTTCTACTGTCTATGTTCTCAATGGCCTTGTCTATATCGACCATTATGCTGTGTCCGTATTGGTGCAATGCGCCGTCTAACACGCCCTGCGTCTTCCAACGCCATACCGTGCTTGTGCTTTTGCCGAGTATGGCTGCCAATTCCGCCAGGCTTGCCGCAAACCGCTGGGGCGGTTCCGGCGGTGTCAGCACCTTGCACACCGCTTTTTCAACGGCCTTTTCAATAAGTCCCGTTAGCTGGTCGGCGTTGAGTTGCACCAGCATTGGCGGCTGCATTGCCGCTTGTTGTGTCCGTGCCATAGCTTAACGGTTGTAAACATTGCACATCGGTACGTCAATGCCGTTCTCGTGTAGGTGGGTCACCAGCTGGCTTGTGCTTCCAAAAATCGTGTAGCGGTGGTGTCCGTCGGCAAAGGTTTCTGTCAATACAATGGTGCTGTCTTCATCATTGTAAAAGGTTACTTCATTTTTAATTGACATAACTGTATCGTTTTAGAAGTTTATATAATCAAAATCAATGTCGTTTTCGGCTCTTCTGCCGTTGGCGGTTCTCATCGTGCGGCAACTTCTCGCTGTCCGGCACCGCGCCATATCGGGGTTGTTCTGCCCAAACAGCGTGGGTGTCATTAACAGGAATAGCGCAATGGCACCAATTCTGCGTTTCAGCGGCGAAAGGTTCATACTCACGCCGCATTTGGTGGTGAACCACCATACACATAGTTCTGTGGCTTTCTGTATGCCGCATTTTGTGTAAATCTTCCGCGTGGTGTTCTCAACCGTGCGCGTACTGATTGCCAGCATATCGGCGACCTCTTTTTTGGCCGCTCCCCACGCCAGCAATTCTGCAACCTGGGTTTCGCGGTTGCTCAAAACTGCTTCATTGTTCATTTTTCGTAGGGTTTTGAAATTGTATCGTTGTACCACCGACAGGGGTCGAACCTGTACTATGCGAGGTGCTTTCGCCCCTCGCCGCTTTACCATTAAGCTACGGTGGTATGTCGCGGAAAGTACAGGATTCGAACCTGTGGAACGCCTGTAAGCGTTCAGTCGGTTAGCAACCGACCGCGATCAACCGCTCTGCCAACTTTCCGTATGCGCCGCGTCCGAGGCTTTACTCCTTTCACGGCGCGTTTGCGGTGGGGTTGCGGCACCGCCAATAATTAATAATCCATAAACAACTACACTATGCAACAAAAGTACGTTTACCTGCAACCCGTTTGCCGCTGTGGGAGGGTCGCCCCTCTTTGCAATGCAGCCGTCCGTACACGAAAGTACGGCGTGGAACTTGGCTGCATCCACAGCGCGGCGGCTCTCGCCGCCTATATTGATGAAAGTAAATTTTCATTACGTCTGCGCCTCGGTTGCTACTCGCTGCCTTTCCCCGTGCGCCTTGTATGCCCAATCTTACATCTTAACCGGCACGGCTGGAAGAGGGCATTACCACCAGGCGCGCACCGTCGGCCTTTCGGCCTTTCTCGCTTCAACCATTATCATATTTCTACCTATCTTCCAATATTTCAAAGGTCTCTTCGCCTTTCGGCTTGGTGCCCGGGGTGGGGTCGCCCCCGTGGTGTGGCTTAAAGTGCTGCCGCCTCTCGCGGCTCCCCAGGCTGCTACGATACAGTAATGAAACCCTTAATTCACACCGCACTTGTAGCTTTCTTGTTGCTTTACAGTCTTCCCAGGACTTCACTCTGCCTTACCCCACGGCGGCGGCAACGGTATGTGTTCCCGTTGGGCATAGTCCAATAGCTCTGTGGGGCTGTCAAAGGGTATTATCTCGTAAGGGTCAAGATGTATCAGCCGTATAATGCCGTTACGGTAATTGGTGCTGATGTCCCATTCCCTCGGCTTGTCCCATATCTCGGTTACTCCGTATTCGGCAAACACGGCTTCAACAGCTTTTGCCTGTTCGTCGTTGAACGGCTTGCCGCCATTCAAGCACAATGCCCACGAATTGCGGTTGCCGATGCTCATTGCAGCCATTAGCTTTTCTTTGGCAAAGGGCATATCAACCGGCCTTACCTGTTCCCAGCCTCGGCGGAAACTCATTACCTTGCCGTTTCTCGGTTTGCTCATTCCACACCCCCTTTCTGCATTGCGTCGGTCATATCGTGAATGTTGGTTCTTTCGGTTATCATATCGTTGCTTTATTTTGAGGTTCAGTATTACTATAAGTAGTTTTTGTTATTGCTATGTCCGTTTTTGTTCGTATCTTTGCATCATCGTTTCAAATTCACGGTGCAAAGATATGAATAATTTTCAGATGCACCAAATTTTATATGAAGAAAATTTGGCACAATGACAAATGGCAAATTAGAAAATAGTGAAATTCAACGACTTGAAGAGGTGTTAAAAATTGTTTTTGCACCAAAAAAAATTTTCAAGAAAGCTGAAATGGCTGAATTTTTAGGCTATAAACCGCCGTATTTTTCTGGAATTTGCAATGGAAAAGAGAAAGTAACCGACCAATTTCTTATAAAAATTCAGTCGAATTTGGGCGTAAATTGGAATTATGTACTTACGGGTGATGGCGAAATCTTGCTATCTGCTGGCGGTGAAAAAACTGCCCAGGTTGGCGAAATCAACAATGCCACAGGTGGGGTGCAAAACGTTTTCAATAACTGCGGCCACGTGGAAAACAACACCACATTGTCGCCCAGCCAACCGGCACCGGCTGAACAATCTTTTTCCGAAGTGCTGCAAAAGTTGGTAGAAACCAACGCAAAG